CACCTACAATACCGGAAAACTTATCTGATCTGGTTAATGATGAAGGTTTTATAGGTTTTACTGATCTGACGGACACACTTACAGCAGGCAATACAACATTAACCCTTACTGACGATGCAATCACGACCACAAGCACCATCGACATATATACAGATGTTTTCGGCATACAGCCGACAAATGCGGTTGTTGCAACGGGTTCGATAACCTTGTCATTCCTTGCTCAAGCGTCTGATATTTCCGTGAAAGTGAGGGTATCATAATGGCATATTTCCACACTAATGTATTAGACAATGCAATAAAAGCCTTGCCGACAGTGGGCACGGCAAGCGGTAGCACGGCAAGTTTTGAAACTGACTTAACCGAAGATTTAATTGAGGTTGTTTGCGATATTCAGTATAGTCAGGCAAGCGGTACACCAAGTCCGTCAAACCCGTTGCCTATTACAGTTTATAATGCCCTTAATTTAAATCATAGCGGTGCAGATACGAGCAACCCGACTGTTTATAATATTCCGTTTGGTCAGAATGTTGCTAAAGGTACGTTGAATGTATCAACGGGTGTTTTGACTATTACCGACAAAGTTGTCGATATGGGTTCGTTATATTGGAGCTCATTTACATTTGGTAGTAATAGCGGTTTCCGTGCTAATCTTTCAGACGGCGAGGCTATTGGTGGGGCGAGCGGTATAGGTAATGCGGCTTGTTCTGTATTTCCTATTGTCAATAATGGTGCGTTAAGTGCGAGTGGTGCCGATATGATTATGGCGGTTGGTGCTTATTGGACTGTGGGTTGTAATGCCTATGTTCTTGACAGTGATTATACAACGGCAAGCGACTTCAAAACGGGAATGTCAGGCAATCAGATTGTTTATAAATTGGCACAACCACAAGTCATACAGTTATCTGCAACACAGATAACTGCATTACTAAACGAAAACAATATTTGGTGTGACACTAATGGTGATACGAAAGTTAAATTCTTACTGTCAGTAGGCAAGGCGGTGGCATAATGGAAGAATATGCAGTCGAAGAATTGATTTGTATTAAATGCCTTGCAAGATTTATAAATGTTAGACCGACAGAATTATGGTTAAAGGATTGTGAATGTAAATGTGGTTGTAAAGGTTATTTAATTAAGACGGGACAAGAATTACCCGAAGAATTGATTATTGAATACACAAAATAAGGTGGTGAATGTATGACTATTGAAAAAGCGATTGAAATATTAGGTGAATTGAGGCGGAATAAAAAAACGGATAAATACACTGATGAAGAAATTAGGCTTGCATTGGAAATTGCCATTTGTAATATGCAAGCAAATTTAAGGGAGTGAATGTATGGATGAATTTGAAAAAGAAGCATTGAAATTTTTTGAGGACACTGTTTCTTATGGTGCAGAAAATCACGTTTGCATTTCAGTTGACAATACAATCATTGAGTATTTCAAGGTTGCTATAAATGCAATTCGGCAAAATTGAGGTGAATGTATGACAGAACTAATTGCAATTCTTATACCTTGCTTTATGATTATTTTTCAGATTGTCGGTATGACATTTTTGTATTTCATACCTAACAAGTCAATCATAAAAGGGTTGAAAGAGTGGTGGCAATACTAATTCGGCAAAATTGAAGTTATGTTGAATAACGAAAGGAGTTAAAAATGGGTCGTATAAAGATAAAAGATGATTATGTGAGAGAAACATTCGGTGAACTTAAAATGCGTCAATTAAAAGGTCATGTTCGACTTGAATTACATAATTGTCGTACAGGCAAGACAATCGTACACGAAGGCGATAATACAGTTACATATGCGGTTCGTGATATTCTTGCAAATAATGTTATGTCCGCACTTAATGTTGGCTCACTTGCACCATTATGGTCAACCTGGTATGGCGGAATACTCTGTTATAAGCAAGCACACCCTCTTGTAAATAATGCGTTAGACCCCTCTGATTACTTCATTCGTGGTAATGACATTCAAGAGTTGACGGCTCACGCTGGTCCTACCGCTCCGTCAGATTATGCAGATGATAAAAAAAGAGGCTCACCGAACACGGCTCAACAAGTCTTTACCGAGAACTCTGTTAAGCAAGGTTGGGAGTGGGGTTCTACACAAGGCAACGGCAAAATTTTGTCATTATCTCTTACGCACAAAGATGTTGGTAATGCAGGAACAGGTGCGGTAAGTAACGCATTTGCAAATTTTGAGCCTTTTGCACCTATAAGTGAGGGACTTTCTAATCTCTTTGTTGCGGTCAACTCGGCAAATAACATCTTTTGTCAATATGATGAGAGCCACGGCTTATGGTTCCATATTGGAGATGCAAGTGAATTTTATTCAGGACATACTAACTTTGCAACGAAAAAACTCACGGTTATCATTCGTAAGTTGCCTTATAAGAGAGTCGGCTTATACGATACAGAAAACGCCGATACAACTTATCAGAGAAGTTTTGTTATCGACCTCACAAATAATCTATACTTACAACCAGCGTGGTATTTTGATTACGATAATAAGAAGTTGTGGATATTTAATAATGTAACTTCTGTAATGAGCGGAAGTGAGAGTTATAGTGCCGCTGACATTAACTATGCGGTTATTGATTGCGAAAATGAAGAACTTGACAGTGAGGGTACAGTAACAAGTGATACATCTAATATTGCCCCGCTTGCTATGTGCCATGTTCCGCAATCAGGTTGGAAAGATATGTATATTAGTGGCAATATCTTGAAGATTGATAATTATTTCTGTTTCCCTACAACAAGTGGAGTTTCTTGGGGTAATGCGTCTGATAGAGATTTCGGTCAAAATGTAAATGGCATAAAGCAAATCAACTTTAGCGATACATCAGACCAACATACTCTTGCGACATTTAATGCCTCTCAAAAACACTTTAGATGTGCTATGACAGGCGGCGGCATTATCATTAATGGTGGTAGAGTTGTAAACGGTGGTGTTGGTTATACTTGTGCTAATAATTATCTTCTTGATTTCTCAAATAGCACAGGTTATAACACATTTGCGGGAACTTGGGCATTTAGTACCCCTAACAGAATTTCGAGTTATGTTGTACCTATTGGTGCTGGCGACCATTCTACTCCAACATCTTTGAGCAGATATATCCTCGCTAACAAAATGGTAAATACAACCTTGTTTAATCTTGAGCACGAAGAAACAAAAGACGCAACTCAGTCAATGACAGTTACCTACACACTCACAGAACAAGCTGCGGAATGATATACTGTAAGTAAGAAAGGTGGTGGTGAGTATGTTAGATACGGTAGCAGAGATTGTAATAGCGGTAGTGGGGAGTAACGCCATATTCTCTTTCATTCAGTTTATGGTACAAAGAGCAGATACCAAAAAGAATGTGGAGAAAAAGATAGATAATTTAAGTGAGGCATTTGAAGAACACAAAGCCACACTCGCAAGAACTCACATACTCCGCTTTGCAGATGAGCAGAGGTCGGGAATGGTACACCACTCAAAAGAATACTTTGAGCAACAGATACAAGACATAGACACCTATGAGAAGTATTGTGAACTTCACCCCGGCTTTAAGAACGGCTTAACAGTAATGGCAAGCCAATACATTAAGTCAGAATATAAAAGGATATACTTAAGTAATGATTAACCTTGCTATTGATTATGAGATACTTACAGTCATTGCAACGATGATATTTGTTATCGTACTAAGTGGTGGTGCAATATTTATGTTATACACAGAAAGAAAGGAGAACAAAAAATGACAGAGATTGTAACTGTTCCTGTAATCGTAGGTTTTTGTTATCTCGTAGGCTTTATTATTAAGTTATTCAAAAACGACAAACTTGATAATTTCATTCCGGGCATTTGTGCGATAATCGGACTTATTTTAGGTCTTGTATCATTCTATACAATTCCTAATCTCATACCCGCTGATAATTGGCTTACTGCAAGTGTTATTGGTGGATTTTCTGGTCTTGCCGCAACTGGTGTAAATCAAGTTGTCAAAAAGTTTAAGACACTTATAACTAATTGATGGAGGAACAATGTATGGCAAGTTTATTCAGAAAACCTTGTGCTGACACAATGCGTGAAGATGGAGAAAGTGGTTATCAATCTGATGGCTATTGGAATAAGTACGCAGAGCGACTTGACCAGTGCGACTTTTTCACAGGTTGTGGAAAGAAGAATGGTGCAGTAGATTTCTGTGCTATTGCATATTGCTATTGGCTCTTTGTGAATGTAATTACCGATGATGGTGATATTACTGATGATGATAGAAAATGGGCAACACACTGGTTTATGTATCAATCAGACAGTTGTTGTACGGCCGCTGGTTGTGAGCAACAAGTACAGGTTTATAAAGATAATGGTGCTTGGTTCACAGACCCACAAGACCTTGTTGTAGGAGACCAAATCTTCTTCTGGAAATGGGACGAAGATAAGGGCAGAATGGTTTATTATCATACTGGTGGTTGCTATGATTGGGACGACGAAGGTGTTTACGTTACAGAGGCAAACACAAATGGTGGAAAGACACAAAACAAGTTCTATCCCTATTCGGAGTTTGGTAACAAGATAGCAGGTTTCGGTCACCCTCGTTTTGATGGCTATGAACTTACTGCAAGTGATGATACAATCAATCAGCCTATTCCTGACCCAGAGCCTACACCAAGTGCTGATTACACGAAATATACAGTCAATGTTGGCTCATTCCTCAATATCAGAACTGGACCGAGTACAGACAACGATAAGATTGGGGAACTTCTTGACGGTGCAACTGTCTATGTCTTTGAGATTGAAGATGGTTGGGGTCGTATTGGAGATAATATGTGGGTTTGTATGGACTATCTTGATTGATAGACTATGAGTTTCCCGATATACGATTTCGTTGAGAGCGAGTTAGAGAAATTTCGTAAAGAGTGTAATTTTAGTGCAGATGAAATGGAATACTTCAATCTTCGTGCCAAACATTACACTAATCTTCAAATCGCTATTCAAATGAACGTATCAGAGGGAAAGGTAAACAAACTTGCAAAGTCTGTAAAGACAAAAATATTAAAAGTGCTATAATATAAATATGAACCGCCCACGCCTCTTAACAATGCGTACCACGGGCGGTCTTTAATTTTCATACAATTTTCGTGCAATTTTCAAAGAGTAATCGTAGAAATACGGTTGCTCTTTTCTTTGTATTATTGCCTTAAGGAGAAAGACTTATGCAGGACATCAGTGAATTACTATTAGCCATAATGGAACAAAAGCATTGTGATGTGATGCCCGCTTTAATGTGCTTGAGAGGAGAAGATGATGTATCAAACACCCTATTCATACGCAAACCCTTATCAATATCAGATGACTCCACAAATAATCAAAGTACACGGACGGAACGGAGCTGACGCTTATCATATGAACCCAAATTCATCTGCTCTTCTGTTAGATGAAACCGAGCCGATAGTTTACTTGGCACAGACGGACGGTGCAGGGTATAAGACCGTGACGGCATATGATATTCAACTACACCAGGAGTTGCCCCCGGTTGATACCTGGTCCCTGGAACAACGCATATCAAAGATTGAGGAGATGTTAAACAATGAACCCCATTTTACAAACCCTAAACCAGTCAAATATGAGCAGGATAGGACAAGCAAAACAAATGGCTCAAATGTTCAAGTCGGCAAGCAATCCTAACGCTCTTGTCAATCAAATGATGTCACAGAACCCACAGGTAAGACAGATTATTAATCAATATGGCGGAGACCCTAAAACAGCCTTTTACAAGTACGCAGAGGCCAATGGAATTGACCCCAATGATGTGCTTGGTATGCTCAAATAATACAACCCACGGGTAGTGCCTGAAATTACCCGTGGGTGCTAACGTAGGAGGTAAATGATTATGTCCAATCATTCACACCTCTATTGTAATCAAGTTCTCTATTAGTTGCAACAATAGAACAAATAAAACAAGAGAGGAGAAATACTATGGAAAACGGTACAGGAATTACACCAGTAATGCCTATCGGAAATAGCGGTATGGACGGCTTTGGCAATGGTGGTTTTTGGATTTTTGCACTTCTTATCCTTGCTATGCTTGGCGGTAACGGCTTTGGTTTTGGCAATAATAATCTTGCCAATGCTATCGGCTATGAGAACCTTGCAACAAGCAATGAGGTGCAGAGAGGTTTCGACAACCAAAATCTTCAGGCACAGACCCGTGACATTCTCGCTGCGGTAAATGCCGGGACAGCACAGAGTGTAGCCGCAACCAACCAGACATTCCACGATAGTTTGGCCGCAATGCAGAGTCTTTACAATGAAACGGCAAGAGATATGGCGAGTCTTGCGGTTGGTCAGGCTAATATGCTTGCAAATCAGAACGCTTGTTGTTGCGATACAAAGATGCTCATTCAGTCCACATCTGCTAACACAGACGCTTTGTTAGCACAGAACAGGTATGATGCGGCAATGAATACGGCATCTATCAACGCCAACACAACGGCACAGACACAGAAGATACTTGACGCTCTTGCTCAAGACAAAATCGAGGCATTACAGAACCAGGTCAACGCATTGCAATTACAGAACGCAGTTGCAGGTGTTGTGAGATACCCTATGAGTTCAACTTACTCAAGCGGTTGTAACCCATTCTGCGGTTGCGGTTGTAATAACATCTAACGTCATCTTGACGAGGTTAATGGGTGGCGGATAGACCGTCACCCTATATTTTTATAAGGAGAGATATTATGAGCAAATCACTTATTCAGACATCAAACATAAGTCAACAGACCGTAGCCGTAGGTAGTGACATCTCTCTTGGCTCGGTACTTCGTAGGTTTGGTTGTAACTGCAGACTTAACGGTAACGCCATAGAACTTGTTGGTGAGGGATATTACACAATAGATGTTGATGTTACCGCAACACCGACCGCAACCGGGAATGTAACCGTATCAGTTCTCAAGAACGGTGTAGTCATTCCGGGAGCAACGGCAACCAATTCGGTAAGTACCGTCGGGAACTCAACAACACTTCCAATCAATACGACAGTAAGGCTTGGTTGTAAATGTGACGGTGCATCATCTATTACGGTTGTATTAGTCGCGGGTGCGGGCGTAGTAAATAACATTTCAGTAAGAGTAGTTAAGGTATAAGGAGAAGTACAATGGCGTATAGTGACATATTTAGTGACTTATCCGCTCACTTCATTAAGGGAATGATGTTTCACGACCAAATGGCTAATTATTATCAATTCTTGGCTCTTAAAGGTTATTCGGAATTTCACGAACATCAATTCAGATGTGAGAGCAACAATTACAGAAAACTCAATCGTTTCTATCTTGACCACTATAACCGATTGATTATGGACAAGTCGGTTAGCGACCCAAAGGCTATCCCCGAAACCTGGTACCGATACACCAGAGACGATGTAGACCCGGACACGAAGCGAACTGCAATTAAAAACGGATTATCAGAGTGGATAAAGTGGGAAACGGCAACACTTTCAAAACTTCAACAAGCACAGTTGGAACTTTATGATGACGCAGAAGTAGCAAGTGCTATCTTCATTAACGAGTTCATTCAAGATGTTGAAAAGGAATTAAGATGTGCTAAACAGATGTTCCTTGACCTTTCCGCACTTGAGTTCGATATGGAGTACATCATTGACTCACAAACGCACATACACGATAAATACAAGGCGTAAGACTTGGGGTGTTGAGAAATCAGCACCCCTTTTGTATAATGAACTTGAGGTACAACAGTATGGAAAATCAACCATTGGCAACAGAACTAATAAAAGAATTAAGAGCAAGTAATCGTAGGTGGTTTATAATTGCTCTCGTTGAACTTGTGGTAATCATTGCGATTGTCATTGGTTTTCTCTGGTATATTAGTTTGCCCATTGATGAAATCTCCGTAGAGGCAGACGGGGGCAATGCTAACTATATAGGACACGATTTAGAGGGGGAACTGTATAATGGCGAAAGTTACGAGAAGACGCAGAGCGACACGCAGTAGAGGCGGTGCAAGCCGTAGGAGACGATAATGGCGGTAAGCAAATGGTTACAAATTGACGGAGTTGAGTATCAGGTTGCGGTTATAGGATTGCAGCGCACAGGTGATATTCTTGACTTATCCGCCAACCGTAGCGAAGATGGAGAGTTGCATAGAGATGTCATTGGCACATTCTATAATTATCAACTTGGAATAATCGCACCCAACAATCCACAACTCTATCAAGATGTGTGGTGGAAGTTGACAGAGCCAGTTCCGAGTCATAGCGTTCAACTCCCATATCAGACATCAGCATTTGACGGCTATTTTAGTAGCATTAAAGACGGGGTAAAACTCGTTAAACCAGATGGTACATTTATTGGTACAGGTATATCTTGTAAACTAACGGCAATGCGTCCGTCAAGAGAAGCAGAATAACTCATTTATTTTCACCTCCATATTCCATACTGTGCAGAAAGCGGGTTGCCATAACCCGCTTTTTGTGTGCTTGTTGACAAACATTATACTATATAGTATTCTTGCATTATCATTAGAACACTTGAAAGGAGAAAATCTATGTCACCTTTAGATATGTTAATCTTATTTTTCTTTGCATTAGTCACATTTCAGGCATTTAAGATGAGCATTGAACATTGGAATGAATGATTATTGACTTTCTAAAAACGATAGATTATAATGTTTGCAACAAAAGAAAGGAGGCAGAATATGATTACTATTGACATTAGGAAAGCAGATAAAGTGTCAGGTAAGTACGGACTTTTCATTTCATCTTCCTATGATGAAACCATTATATCCGTAGTGCATACTTTGTCTCAGGGAGTATGGCATAAGGCAGAGAAAGAGTGGGAAGTACCCCTTGCTGACCTTACAACATTCGTGGACTCATTAAGTAATTATGAGTTCCAACTTAAAGGAGAATTAGGTGCTTTGGAAGAAAAGAAAGCACCTAATATTTCGTTTGACTTCAAAACAAAACCATTTGACCACCAAATTGACGGGTTTAACTATGGACTCGCTCACGATGCTTGGCTCTTGGGTGATGAACAGGGACTCGGAAAGACTTGGCAGGTAATAAATATTGCGTTGGCAAAGAAACAGATGTACGGCTATAAGCATTGCCTTATAGTCTGTGGTGTTAATGGACTCAAGTACAACTGGTTTAATGAGATTGCAAAGCACTCCAATGAAACCGGGCATATACTTGGTTGGAGAGATAAGAAGAACGGCAAGGGCAAGGTTAAGACCATTACCAATGCAGATAAGTTGGCAGACATTCAGAGAATTGATGAATTGCCGTATTTCATAATCACTAATGTTGAGTCATTGAGAGATGAAAAAATTGCCGATGCTCTTAAGGCTCTTTGCAAGGATAAGGTAATTGATATGATTGCCATTGATGAAATCCATAGATGCAAGGACGCAACCTCACAACAGGGCAAGGGTATTCTCAAGTTAAATGCAGAAGACAAGATTGCAATGACTGGCACCCCCATTCTTAACACCCCACTTGACCTATATATCATTCTTAAGTGGTTAGGCTATGAGAACCATTCTTTTTATGCGTTCAAGAACCACTATGCGGTTATGGGCGGTTTTGGTAACTATCAGATTATAGGATATAAGAATAAGGAAGAACTGCAGAAGTACCTTGATGTTATGATGTTACGCAGACTTAAGGAAGATGTTTTCGATTTACCCGAGAAGATTTTTATTGATGAGTATGTTGAGATGAGCAGACCTCAAGAGAAGATTTATCAGGAAATCCTTGATGACATCAGACTTAATGTTGACAAGATTGCGGAAACACCCAATCCTTTATCGCAGCTCATAAGACTCAGACAGGCAACAGGCTACACAGGTATTCTCTCAACGGAGATTGAAGTATCTGCAAAACTTGACCGTATGGAAGAGTTGGTTGATGATGCGGTTGCCAATGGTCGTAAGGTCGTTATCTTTTCTAATTGGACGCAGATAACGGACGAGGCCGAGAAAAGGCTTAAGAATAAGTATAAGAGCGTTTCCATTACGGGTGAAACATCTGACCCGGACAGGCAAGCGAATGTTGATGCGTTCCAAACTGACCCCAATGTTAAGGTCATTATCGGTACAATTGGTGCAATGGGAACTGGACTTACTCTTACCGCGGGCACGGTAGAGATTTTCCTTGATGAGCCGTGGACGGCCGCAATGAAAAATCAGGCAATAGACCGTTGCCATAGAATAGGTACGAATGAGAATGTAACCATTTACACACTTCTCACTAAGGACACGATAGACGAAAGAATACACGAAATAGTGTACTCAAAAGGCAAGATGTCTGACGAACTGATAGACGGCAAGATTGTCGGTGACAGACGGCAGATATTGGACTACTTACTCAATTAAGGAGGTATAGCAATGAGTAATGACAAGACACTAAGCGTACAAGAGGTTGCGGTGCTTATAAAGAGTTCTGTTCCAACCATTTCTTCCTGGTATAGGTGGAAAGCACTACACCCGGAGCACGAACTGGCGAAACTTCTCCCGGAGTTTGAGAGAGTCGGGCCGCATAACGCAAGGCGTTGGAAGTATTCTGACATATGGAAGATGATTGAGTTCCGTGACTCATTACCACAAGGTCGTAATGGCATTATGGGTGATGTAACTCAGAAGTATGTCAAGAAAAAGGAGAAGTAAAGTATGGCAGGAGAACTCACTACTTTAGAAAAGATTAACCTTTATTGCGATAGCAAGGAGGCCGAGAAGACCCTTAATAAAGACATCAAAGCACTTAACGATAAAATCAAGCAAGAGATGATTAACGGCAATGCGAAAGAGGTGTGCACAGACAAATATATCGTCACCTTGGAAACACGCACTAAAGACGAAATTGACCCACTTAAGTTGCTTATCGTGCTTAAGAAGTATTGGCAGAAAGACCACCCAAATGAGCCTTGTCCGTTTATCAAGCAAGTTGAAATCATTGATGAAGATGCACTTGAGGGTTTCATTTATAGGAACTCAGAGGCTTTACCAGAGTCCCTTATTGAAGACATCAACAAGTGCCGAACAAAGACAGTTACAAATGCTCTGACATATAAGAAGATAAAGGGGAAGTAAGATGTATTTACAACCGTGGCAGATATTCTTAAGTGGGTGCTTGTGCGGCATTTTTGTAACATTTATAGTTTTGGTAGTAGTCCTTATAAGGATTGCAACATATCACGGTGTCGAGGTACGACACGAAAACAATGAAAAGGAGAATGATGAAAATGGCAGAGAGTTATGAACCGAAAGCGGTAATCACGAAAATCCAGGCTACAAGCAGAATGAGTCTTAAGGTGAGAGACAACTACTTCACGGTAGAGTTTTCCGAGGAGAGAGCAATCCCGGACCTTGAAGATGTTGACATCGAACAGGAAAAGATTGCCTTGTGGAACGCAGTTAATGCCGAGGTTGAAAATCAGGCAGAACTTATTTACAACACATTCAATAAAAGGGGTTGATTATATCATTTGAGTTGATATAATTAAGTCATCTACCGAAAGGTAGACTTTACTTGGGTGCACGACAAGTAATTTACAAGACCCGTAACTACGGCTCGTCAAGTAAACCAAAGTCTTGCCGACAAGTAAGCAATAGTCGGTTGTGTGGGGTAAGCACATAACTGTTCTTACAAATACATAACCGACACGCAGAAATGCAAGATTGAGGTCTAATATCAGATTTGTTCTTACCCAACATTTTTGATACAGACCTTTTTTCTTGCTCATTTTAAGGAGATGCTGTATGAGTAATCCTATATTTTTAATAAAAGATGATGATACTGGTAGATATATTCCATATGTTAATGGACACGGTATTAAATTACTTCCGAGCAAAGTTACACAGATAATTGATGACCTTACGGTGTATTGTAATAATTATGATGACACTATCAGGTTGCAGAACATCAAAACTGAACAAGATGTGCGTGGGAGGAGTTAATCATATGTCAGTATTCAGAGTTCATAAAACAGAAAACTATACAGTGATGTCAAACTTTCATTTTAAGGACACAAGATTATCCTTAAAGGCTAAAGGACTCTTATCAATAATGTTGTCATTGCCAGAGAACTGGGATTATAACGCTAAAGGATTGTCAACTCTTTCGACAGACGGTGAAGATGCGGTTAAAAGTGCATTGAAAGAACTTGAAGAAAATGGCTATCTAAAGAGAACATCAATTCGTGAAAAAGGTGTCATTCGAGATTGGCAGTATGACATATATGAAAACCCTAAAACCCTTGAAAACATTGAATGTGAACCACAAGGGGAAAAACCACCAGTGGTTGAGCCATTAGTGGCTAAACAGTCCCAATTAAATACTAATATATTAAATACTAAAGAAATAAATAATACTGATACTACCGTATCAGTAGAGCACACTTCGTGTACTCTTAAGACACCTTTAATAAAAACTGACAATTCCATAGATATTGCAACACCCTCTAATCCAAGAAAGAAGAAAAGTAGATGGGAACAATGTGTGGAAGAGATAGAGAAGTTCACAGATAATGAAGAATTAAGAGAGGTGCTAACTACTTATCTCAAGATGAGGTTAGAGATGACTCCAATATTTAGAGGACAATGGTTAGGACTTCTCAACAATCTGAAAAAATTATCCGGGGACACGGCTACACAGATTGAGATAGTGCAGCAGAGTATCAACAGAGGTTACAAGGGTTTCTTTGAAGTAAAGACATATAACAAGACATATAAAGGCGGTCAAGATAAGAGTGTCTTTAGCGAGTATGGACAGGTAAAATCGGTAAGAAGTAACGAGGAGGCAATGAATGTGCAATTTTGATTGTTGGTACAAAGAAGTTTGTTCCAACTTTAGAGAGGATTGCGATAAGACTTGCGGTAGATTTGCAGAGATGAAGTTCCTAATGGAACATAGCAATATACCGAAAAACAAGCAGAAACCAATCATACTAACCCCTTATGAGTGTGATTATGAAGCGTTTTGTATGCTTGAGGACATAAAGAATAATATAGTCGAGTTCGTGGAGTGCGGACGCAATCTGTATATCACAAGTGAGATTGTTGGCAACGGCAAGACATCTTGGGCATTGAAGATATTGATGAAATACTTTGATGAGGTATGGGACGGCAACGGGTTCCGGGCAAGAGGAGTTATCGTTCACGTGCCTACATTCCTGGCGAAGTGCAAGGACTTCAAATCTACTGATGCTGAGTTTGAAGAACTTAAGCGACTCGTAATGGACGTGGATTTGGTTGTGTGGGACGATATAGCAGGTGTTACAATGAGTAACTACGACTATACCCAACTTCTTATGTGTTTAGACGCACGGGAGTTCAAAGGACTATCAAACATATTCACTGGTAATATCTCGCAGCGAGAGAGCCTGTTGGACGCATTAGGGGCGAAGATAACGAGCCGGGTATGGAATAGCAACACCGAAGTAATACAGTTTTATGGCGGGGAGAGAAGATAATGGTAGCCGAGCAGATTTTGTGTAAGGTCATACAGACATCAAATTATTCAATCATTGAAGACAATATGCTTACCGTAAACCACTTCATAGGGTTTGAAGAGGAGTTCAACTTCATCAAGACCCACTATGAGAAGTATGGTAATGTGCCCGACCCCGAAACATTCTTGGCGAAGTTTGCAGAGTTTAAGAAGTGTTGGATTGATGCCGTTAATGAGTCAGACGCTTATCTTGTTGATACACTTAGGGAAGAGTATCTTTATGCCAATTCAGCAAACATACTTCAACAGTATGCGAAGTTGTTGCAGACCGATGCCAATATGGCAAATGAATACCTGGCGAGCCAGTCCCAGGTGCTACAACCCACTTACTATATCAGCGGCACGGACATCATTCAGAAAGCGACCGAAAGACAGAAAGAGTATGAAGACCGCAAAGCCAATCAGAAGAACTTTTACTTTGAGAGCGGTTTCAAGGAACTTGATGACATCATTCACGGCATACAGCGTGGAGAAGAGTTTATGGTATTCGTTGCAAGACTCGGACAGGGTAAATCTTGGATTTTGATTACCGTATGTGCCCACGTCTGGAAGACTGGATTTAATGTGGGGTATGTTTCACCCGAAATGTCAGCCAATATGGTCGGTTTCCGTTTTGATACCGTGCTCAACCATTTTAGTAACAAGCACCTGATGTATGGCGGAGATGAAGAAGGGTACCCGGACTACACTGATAAGCTCCGGGAGCACAAGAACAAGTTTATGGTTGCGACCCCCGCGGATTTCAACCGAGAGATAACCGTAAGTAAGTTAAGGAGTTGGATAAAGCAGAATAGTTTGGACTTGATTGCCATTGACGGCATTAAGTATCTTACAGATGAGCGTGGTAAAAAGAATGACAATGCAACCACGGCTCTTACAAACATAAGTGAAGACCTTATGGAGATGTCGGTTGAGTTAGGTGTCCCGGTCCTTGTCGTTGTCCAGGCAAACAGAGGTGGTGTCAGTAGTGCAGATGATGACGGCACACCCGAACTTGAGCATATCAGAGATAGTGACGGAATTGCCCACAATGCCACAAGAGTAATCTCACTTAAGCAGAAGACAGACGGAGTTCTTGAGATGAATGTCAAGAAGAACCGTTTTGGTGCATTGGGCGGTAAACTTAATTATTTATGGAATATTGATAATGGAGAATTTACATATGTACCTAATGATAGCAGAGCAACTTCAAGGCGTACAAATGCGTCAACCACAAGCGATAGCAAGCAAAAGTACAATGACTCCAAAAAAGTGTTCTAAGACATATTGACTTTCATTGGTACTAATGTATAATTAAGCCATAAGCAAGAACTTAAAAACTCGAAAAGCATAAAAACGGAGGAAAAGACAATGAAAATCGTAGTAAAGTACAACAAGAAGACCATTATGACACAGGCTCATAAGTTTTTCGCAGACGGCAGAATGGGTACCTGGTCAGTTTGCCTTAAGAAGGCTTGGGCAAATGCAAAGGCTGTAAAGACAACCATTGAAACAATCGGTGAAGAGGCAAAGACATATGGACAGTGGCTTGCAAGCGGATATGAAGTAATCCACGGTGAGCATAATGTTGGTCAGTGCATCGTTAATAGCGTCAGATATGCAAAGAAGACAATCGAAACATTGTCATTCTTTACTTGGGGTCAGGTAGTACCCGTTGGTACACAGGCAGATAAGGCATAAGGAGGACCTCACAATGACAGTCGCAGAGTTATATGAGTGGGCATTGAATAATAATGTCGTAAATGGAGATATTATCATTCGTGACTCTAATGGGGATAAGACAGAGAATGTCGTACCCTATATCCGTAAGAATGACGGATTTGTTGATGTTGAATTATCCAATAGATAACATAAAGGAGAAAGTTGAAAATGGGAGCACGTAGTACCGCATACACTTTTAAGAGCACTTTTTGGAATAAGAAGAGAGTTGAGAACAACATCACTATCGTTGAGTTGGCAAAACTCTTTGGCGTGAGCAGAGCATCAATGGGGGCATACCTTTCAGGATATTTACTTCCTAAAGATGACATCATCAAGCAGATGTGTGAATTTTTTGAGGTTGACCCCATTCTTGGTGCCCGTGAGTTTCGTAATGCCCATAATGCGTGGGACGCAGAAAAGGTTAAGACCCTTAAGGCAAGTGCGGGCAATAGGCATAAATCGCAGCTTAACGCTAATGAGGAGTCAGAGCCGACCGTTCCACCAGTTACCGTGTCGGAGTATAAGACCATAACAGAAGACAGAGCAATTTGTTCTGATATTCTTAGAGCGACCTATAAAAAGGTTGATTATGATGAGTATGAGAAGTTATCCGACTATCTGTTTAACGGCACAGGCGACCCCCTGGAAGTCGTTTATGGCAAGGTTGACCTAAAGACATTCAGAACTATTGAGAAAGCATTAGAGAGCCGTACAGAGCCTATTAAGGACACATCTGATAGTAAGTGGGAGATTTGAGTATGAATTTAATCCTTACAACTATTATATTTGTTTCCGTGTTGGTGATAGTGATTGGGTTTATCGGATATACGATAACGACAAACAGTATCATTAAGTCGCAAGAGCAAGAGATAAGTGAACTCAGAAGAGCGTTGACCCATTATGAGCGGTCAACGCCTATTGAGGATAAACAGAAAAAATCAGATATAAAATTCGGAGGTTTTTGATATGGAAGTTATTTTGGGTTCAAATAGGAAGTTTAATGTTTGTGACCTTGCCGTTGGTGATATCTTTGATGATAACGGCAAAATCTATATGAGAATAGAGAATAACACTGCTTATTTGACGCAAGACGAAGTGTTTACTGTCCCCGTTGTTAATCTTCAAACTGGACACCTTAATCGGTATAAGGGAAATACTGCGGTCAAGAAGATACATATGGTGGCTTATGAGGAGTAACGATGATTATTACTTGGCTTAAAGGCGTAAAGCGAATACGAGGCCCAAAGTTTACTCAAGAGATAAGTGGGTATAAGTGTTCTCATTGCAATGCTTTTGAGTCATCACCCCGCAGAGAGTGCCCGGTGTGCGGAGGAACCTACAAGGGAAAACTGTTACCGGGTGTTCGTAACGCAAAGGTTATTCCAAATGATGAGGTGTCGGAAGATGAGCAAACTTGAATTGATGCAATGCAAGACTTGCGGTGGACGCATAGACAGAGCAACACTTACTTGTTTGAGTTGCGGTGCGGTATATCGTCTTAACGAGGATAATATACCTATAAGACTTGAAGTAAGTCATATGAACATAACAACGATTGTGGGTAGCGTTATAACTCCAAGAGAGGCCGTTTACACATTGGGTGAAAAGGGTGCTTGTGAGGCGACTCTAAAAGAAATGGCAAGCCATATGGCAGAGAAGTTGTTGCCGTTCATTGAATATCAGACAGAGTATGATTTCAGGCATAACGAATATGTGACCCACGGCAGAATAAGAGTTGCTAACCCAAATAGGTATTGATATGGCATATGTTAATAGAGGTACCGGGTATTGGAAGTATAGCACACTACAATTTCCGGGATATTCCTGCTCGGTATGCCACCAAAAGTATAAACTTCACATAGTGAACCAATATAATTATGAGCAAGGGTTGTTTGATTTCTGCCCGGCTTGCGGAAGTAAGATGATAGAGATGAGAGGAGTTCAGAATGACTTACGAGAAAGCAATACCGATACTTAAGGACATTAAGGCAAATCTTGATAGATGCGGCGGTTGTTACATAAAGGGAGATATGGACGCACTTGATTTGGCAATAGAGTTGCTTGAGGAGAAGATAGATGAAAGCAAAGAGAGTAAAGGCGGTAGATGACGCAATTCGTGCCATTTCCAACTTCTGTATGGAACGCTTGCATACGAATAAGGATTGCAGGGGTTGTCCTTACATCAGTGAGTGTCGGTCCTGGTGGGCAACTACACCCGATTGCTGGGGAACTCCGGGGGAGGATAAAAATGAAAATAGTGATTGATATACCCGAAGAAGACTATATTCGTGTTTGCGATATGGTTAAGAGGGACAAGAGATATTCAGAAAATACAACGATTGGAACAGTATATAGTTCTATTTTACACGGAACAGTTCTCCCAAAAGGACACGGAGAATTGATTGAGCGTAAGGAATTGAAAGAACACAAGTTTTTGTCGCCACAAGTCAAAGTAATTGGTGGTAGACATAGCGGAAAACTGAAAGAGCAGATTACACAAGCCTATCAAAAAGGGTGGAATGATTGCATTGACGCAATTATCGACAATGCCCCGACAATTGAAACCGATATTGAAGTAGTTGCTAAAGACGCATACGAACACGGATATACAGACGGGTGGAAAGAGCGTTTTGGAGAGCCTGACGAAAGACCGCAAGGTGAATGGATAAAAAATATAGACAAATTAGGTTTGTCTTATATATGCCCTTTTTGCGGTCACGAAATAACGGGCATACCGCAAGATTTGAACTATTGCTGTAAATGCGGTGCAAAAATGACGATAGGCTAATTCACTAAAATTGAAAGGCGGTGCGGAATGATTAAAATTAGTTATGAAGCAATGGATAGTGAGGAAATTCAGAAATCAGTTCATCTTTTGGATTTATTTACAAAGACATTTTGTCGCTATTCAAATGATTACGAAAGATTTGATGATTTGAAGTTCAGATGTGATGAATGTCCTTTTCAAAAAGAGAACGGAGATTGTTTGTGCAAGATATTCAAAAATAAGTATGTCCCTGATTATAAAGATTTTGGTTCTATGGGTGATTTATGAAAGGCGGTGCGGAATGAGTAAACTTGAACAGATAGTATGTGATAGGTGTGGAAAGCCGTTTGAGTACAGATTGTCTAATGTTGCAGGTTATTTTAGAAAAGGTATAAAGGTTAGAAACTTTTTCCACTTTAGAAAATTATTTTATGGCAATCCGAGTGGATATGAATACACAGACCATACTTTTGAACTTTGTGCTGACTGCACTAAAAAATTAGATGAATTTCTAAAAGGCGGTGCAGAATGACAGATTATCAGAAAGGTTATCAAGACGGCTACAAAGACGCAAAAGAAGAAAGACCGCAAGGCGTGTGGGCAAGACACGATGAATGGGTTGGCGGTGAATATGTTGGCGGTTTTTATCATGTCTGTTGCCCTTGTAATGACGGTTATTTTGTTAAGTGGCGAATGAAATACTGCGGTAATTGTGGTGCGCCAATGCAAATCAATGGCAAGGAAAATGTCGGTGCGTATATGCACAAGCCTAATTGTGTCACTTGTGACCATTTCGGGAAGTGTGACGGGTGCGAAAAGGGGGAAGAAGAATGAAAGTTGTAATTGATATACCCGCAGATGATTTTAATGCAATTCGTCAAGGTCGTTTATATTTTATCGGACACGATAGGTTAGACCAGTGTATAACCGAGGCGTTTCAAAGTTGCACAATTATTCCAAAAGGACACGGAGATTTGATTGACCGTAATGAACTATTTACAGAATACCCCGAAATTGCTATTGAGCCATATATAAACGCTCCAATAGTAATTGAGGCTGATAAGGAGAATGACGATGATTTGTGAGGCGTGTAAATATTGCGATTACTTTGAAGTTAGTGAAGTTGGTTGTTTTGGCAAAAAAGAACCTTGCCGTTGGTATACGGGAGAGCCGCTTAATAAGGAGAACAAGGAGAATGACGATGAGCGTTGAAAACGGCAAAGTCTGTTGTAATTGCAGACACAATATAAGAACTGGAGAAGTGCCAGAAATAGAATGTCATTGTGATATTGATGGTTCCTACATAGGTTATGTCAGATGTATGGAGGGTTGGTGCAGACATTGGAGTAAGGAGAACAAAGAATGACTGATACAGAAATCATAGCGGAGTTAGTAAACATTTGGAAAAACTATAACTATACAATAGCACCTGATGAAGTTTTCACCCGTGCGATAGATGCTATCATACAGACCTCTAAGGAGAATAAAGAATGAAATGCCCATATCAGACCATAACAACAGTTGAAACAATAAAGGCTATGGCAAAAGTAAATGAAGATATGCAAGTAGTAAAGACATATTTTGCAGAGTGCTACAAAGAAGAATGTCCTTGGTATGTACCTGAAAGACAATTTAGTGGCGGAATTATCACAACAGACTATTGTTTAAGAGTAAGTAAGGAGAATAAAGAATGAAACAGTATAAATCCACAGAGATAAGATGTTTGCGGTGCAATACTAAAGTAGGTGTAATACTTATGACAGAACCTATCGAAACGGTAAAATCATTATGTCCTACCTGTGCATATATCGTACAACACCTTAACGGCGGCAGAGTTACCGCATATAGTAAAGGAGAGAAAGAATGACAGATACAGAAGTATCAATGTCATTTGTGGTGAAACAATAGAAGATTATCCATTCTGTCATTGTGGTGCAGATATGAGAGAAGGTGAATGAATAATGATTAGTAGAGACGAGGCTATTAAAATATTGTCAAGAAGAAACTTCCATTGCAGTAGTTGTGCTAATTCTCTTGTTGGCGATTGCGGTGATTGTATTCTCAATTCTGCATTGGATATGGCAGTTCAAGCACTTGAAGAAAATGAGTTTTTAGAAGACTTAAAAGGCGGGTGTGCGGGTTGCCGAATAATAACAAAGTTAGACCAAGCACGAAGACCGAAAGGCAGGTGGATAATTGACGGACACCACATTCGTTGCAATAGGTGTAATGAGTCCATCTGCAATACCGACAGAGAGGGTGATAAAATCCCTGATAACTTTTGCCCGAATTGCGGTGCAAATATGCGGTGAATGTATGGAAGAATATGCAGTCGAAGAATTGATTTGTATTAAATGCCTTGCAAGATTTATAAATGTTAGACCGACAGAATTATGGTTAAAAGATTGTGAATGTAAATGTGGTTGTAAAGGCTATTTAATCAAGACGGGACAAGAATTACCCGAAGAATTGATTATTGAGTACACAAAATAGGCGGTGATGAAGAATGAAATACCTGGCAATAGTAGATGATGAGTTCCTTAAGGATTTTAGACTTGATGACGGTGGACTTACACTTGTTGTTCACGATGAAACTACTGGAACAAGAGCAATGCCGCTTAAGCCGCTACATCGCTCGGTACTGATACTTCAAACCGGGGATAGTCTTTATCTTACACAAGGGCATATTGATGCGTTGATTGCTTATGAGGATAAGAAAGCGGTGACGGAGGCCGTAAGACAGATAAACGAGGGTATTCAAGGTGTTACTAACGAGTACAATAAGAAACCTAATGTCGATATAATTACAGTAGGTAAGGGTTGCTTTAAGTGTCCGTCACACGCAAGATGTCAAGATGCGTTCCAGACTCATTCTCACTTATGTAACCATTACGACAAGACAGAGAAAGAATTTGAAGATTGGTTAAAGGGAAAACATAGATGATTTGGGTGAAGATAAATGTATGGGCACCTTAAAGAGTTTGATAAACTTGATAGTTTACTTGATGAGAAGCCTAATGGAGTGGGTGGGTCAGAAAGACCTTTACTATGACCCGTATAGGACAACCATTGTTGGAGAGCACTATGAAAGCACGAAGAATAGGACTGTTTAACTACAAGGCACCGGGAGTGACCTGTAACAAGTGTAAGTTTGGTTGCCTGGTGGATAAACGAAATGACAAGTATTATTGCATACCCCCGGACGGCAGAAAGTGTTGGCTCTACTATGGGGAACACTCTTGTGGCAAGGGAGAACCTAAATGAAGACCTTTGATAAGTGTGTGATGCTACTGTCATTGGCATTATTATTCATCTTGTTTGCGGTGTTGGCATACAGAGAAAAGCCACGGGTATATACCGACTTTAGCATACACGACTTTTATGTACCGAGATTACCGAGAACACTTGAAACCGATAAACCGACAGAAAAGATATTTTGTTTTAGCCTTAAGTTTCACGAAAATATGCAGACAACCATAGACGAGATGCTTGTTACCTATTACGATATGGAGATAGAATATCTTGGAACATATTTTGTGACGGCATACTGTCCAGCCGAGTGTGGCGGAAGTTGGCAGACGAGCAGCGGTGCTACTTGTCATAGAGCAGATTGGGAGAACAGATATACGGAACCCACTACGGTTGCGATAGATTTGCGTGTTGGGAGTTACGGAGACACTTACTACATACCTGAATTTGACCGGGTATTTGTGGCGGAGGACACTGGTCCCGGCGTGCAGGGACATTGGATTGATGTTTTTTACGAAGATTATGAGGACGTATTATCATTCCCAACGGGGAGTTACCCGGTATATAAAGTTATAGACATAACAGAATACACAATACTTGGAACAGATGAAAACTTGGAGAAGTACGGCATATGATTATTAACGGAATACAATTTGATGTGGAACTTATGGACATCTTAACGGAGCTTAAATCTCAATTAGCCGAGAATGGAGTTGAGCGTTTTTACAAGATGTTCGATAGCGGAGATGACATAATGGTATGCTGTCCTTATCATAAGGACGGACAAGAACGCAGACCCAGTGCGGGCATCAGGAAATCTGACGGACTGCTACACTGTCTGGCGTGCGGCACGACTGTCGGACTGGACGAGATGATTGCGAATTGTTTTGGAAGAACTGACCCCATATGGGGATTTAGGTGGCTCATACAGAATTTTGCGATAGTGAAAGTTGAAAACCGTAAGGAGATAACATATGACATAAGCAGAGAGCATACACCTATCGAGAAACACGCAGATTTTGTGCCTGACGAAGAGTTAGACATTTACAGATATACACACCCATATTTGTATCAAAGAGGACTTACAGACGAAATTATAGAGCGTTTTGACTTAGGGTATGACAGAAAGACGGATAGCATTACCTTTCCAATTAGGCAATGGCACGATAGTGACTTTGGTAAGACCTTGTTTATCGCAAGGCGGTCAATAAAGACGAAGAGGTTTGACCTACCTAAAGATATGGAAAAGCCGTTGTACGGATTGTATGAGATTTTGTTTGATTTGCAGATAAGAGAGTTGGCGGATAGTAGACATCACCAAGCGGAAGAGATATATGTATGTGAAGGGTTATTTGATATGTTGAGGTTGTGGTGCAATAGGAAGTATGCAGTAGCAGGCTTTGGTTGCTTATACAGTGATTACCAGATTAAACTGTTGGCAGAGGTGCCTACAAGGAAGTTGGTCCTGGCGTTTGATGCAGATAAAGCCGGGAGAGATGGTGCAGAAAGAGTCAGACAGAAAATTAAGAATAAGATAATAACAGAGGTGATATTGCCGCCCGGACGCAAGGACATAGGTGAATGTACCGATGAAGAAATCAGAGATTTAAGCGAGGTATTTTAAGTGACACAGAAACAGATTGTTGCCGCACAGAAAATTTTAAGAAGACTTGATAAAACTCCAATCAAATTGATGAGAGCGGACGGTAAGGTGTGCTTTCAAGTAACCTATGAGAGTGATATGTATAACGACTTGCTTAATATAATCGAAACGGTTGCGGACACGCCTTTATATAATCAGACAACATTTGATACCCCAATAAATTATCACAGAGAAAAAGTGTAAAATTCATTGACAAACATTAACTGTTAATGTATGATTAAGCCATCACTAAAAAACAGACAAAGGAGAAAACTTATGAAAACGAAAAAGTCAGTAAATCCCACAAAAAAGGGTAATCAGCAGAAGAAAGATTGGTCAGAAATTCAACTCTTTGTAAACGGAGATGTTTTTGATAGAGTTATCTTTAGGGATAACGCAACAATCGTTTTTTGGAAGAGTGGTAAGAAGACCGTAGTTAAGTGTGGTAAGAATGACACATTTGACAAGGAAAAGGGACTTGCAATGGCATTGTTTAAGAGAGCACTTCGTAATAAGTCTAACTATAACAATGTTATTAGAGATGTCCTTGCAAATGCAGAGGATTTTACATCTCATAATGCTTAATGCTATTTAAGGCGAAATGCCTTGAGTATAAAAACATTGACCCGATGAAAGGAGAAAAATCGTATGGCAAGTTTTAATGTAAGAGACGCAGAGAATTATGGTGGAAATGGCGGTGGCGGATTTTTGTCACTCAAGAACGACAAGGACGTTGCACAGGTAAGACTTCTGTATAACGGAATTGACGATGTTGACGGCAAATCAGTTCACGAAATCGACCTCAATGGCAAGAAACGATATGTTAATTGTTTACGAGAGTATGGCGACCCCATTGATGCTTGTCCACTTTGCAAGGCAGGTTCATTCGTGCAGGTTAAGTATTTTGTTCCGTTGTATGTTATGGCAATCAAGACCAATAACGAGCACCCCGACAGAGTACCACCTATCGTAACACCCGTAGACTCTCTTATGACTTGGGAGAGAGGCAAGAAGTTCGGCTCTAAGTTGACATCTATTGTGTCAAGATACCCTAATACCGTTTCTCACATCTTTGAGATTGAGCGTAATGGTAAGGCTGGTGACACACAGACAACTTATGAGATTTATGAAACTGGCGTAGATGAGGGTGTACGCCTTGAAGATTTTGAGGTGAATGACCCCGTTGGTACAATCATTCTCGACAAGACCGCAGAGGAGATGCAGAACTTTGTGGACACTGGTGACTTTGGTATGGAAGCACCACAGAGAAGACCGAGTACACCCGCACCGTCCGCACCCACAAGTAATGGTGGCGGATTTGCAAGAAGAACACCCGCAAGCGGAGAAGGCACACGCAGACCATTCTAATGACCCCTTTATTTAATCTTCCCCCACGCACCAATAAGAGTGCAGATATAGCCGTAATAAGTACGGCAAAGAGCAAGAGCAAGAAGAAGACCCCCACTGTTATTAAAGGCGGTGGGGGCATTGCCACGCTCATTTCTAATATCAACTCAAAAGTGCTTAGTGCGTTAGGTAAATACGAAAAGGAAACACTCATCGTCCGGGATAAGACCGAGCTGCACAACTACATCACCGCAGCGATTGAGTACGGGGAAATAGCGATAGACACCGAAACAACTGGACTTGACCCAATGCTTGATGAGTGTGTGGGCATAAGTTTGTTCGTTCCGGGTCAGAAGACTTGTTATGTTCCAATCAATCACATATCGCATATAACGCTTGAGCGAATAGATAACCAATTATCCGCACAAGAGGTTGGAGAAGAGTTAAAAAGGCTCATTTCCACGGCTGTAAAGATAATTATGTTCAACGCCCCATTTGACTTGAGAGTAATCAAGCATAGTTTAGGCGTAAGACTTCATTGCTATTGGGATTGTTCCATCGGTAGCCGTCTTCTTAATGAAAATGAGAAGTACGAGATGACGGGCAAGGTTGGACTCAAGAAGTTGCATAGGAAGTATGTCTTGCACGACCAAGAAGATGCGTTTGCATTTGATGACTTGTTTGACCCTAAGAAGATAAAGTTTAATGTCGTTCCGATAAGAGCGGGCGGATTATATGCGGCCCACGACTCAAAGATTACCTATGAGTATTATGACTTTCAGAAATCGTTGTTGTATTATGACCCTACTTGTGACATTGATGACCGTGACGGCTTAAATGGCGTGTCCTATACATTCTTTAACATTGAGATGCCGATAGTAGATGTCGTTGTTGATATGGAAGATATAGGCGTGTCCCTTGATGTCTTATACGCAAGAGAACTCTCAGTAAAGTATCACGCAATGGAAGAAAAGGCACTTGCCAATTACTATCAGGTTTTGGAACAGTATGGGAACCAAATCGAGGCGTATAGGGCTACACACCCAGGGTGCAAACTGGATAACCCGGTGAAAATCTCAAGTCCGCAACAGTTGGCGATATTGTTTTACGATATATTGGGTTGTGTATCTAATGACAGAAAGAAACCGAGAGGTACGGGCAACAAGATATTGAAGTCATTTAAGATGCCATTGGCAGATGCGGTGCTTGAGTATCGTGGCATTATGAAGTTGCTTACAACATATATTGATAAGTTACCCGAATGTCTTAATCCCAATGACCATAGACTTCATTGTAAGTTCAATCAGTATGGGGCGGACACAGGCAGATTTAGTTCCTCCGACCCTAACTTGCAGAACATTCCGAGCCATAACAAGGATATTCGCCCGATGTTTATGGCTACAATTGGCTATGTGCTGATGTCATCGGACTTTTCGCAACAAGAGCCGAAATGTCTTGCCGCATTGTGCAGACGTGACGGTGATAGTCAGATGTTTGAAACATTTATGCAGGGTAAGGACTTGTACTCTGAAATCGCAAGTAAGGCTTTTAATGTGCCTTATGAAGAGTGCCTTGAGTTTGACCCCTTGACTGGTGAGAAGAACCCACCCGAGTATAAAGAGAGACGCACACAAGCGAAATCAATTTTGTTGGGCGTACTATACGGCAGAGGTATTGCGAGTATTGCAGAACAATTAGGTTGCACAGAAGAACAAGCACAGCAGATAAAGGATAGTGTATTTAGAGGTTTTCCCGCAATCGAGGACTTTGAGCAGAGGTCGTTACAAATGGCGAGAGAATTTGGATATGTTACTACCGTTTGCGGACGCAAGAGAAGACTTCCCGATTTGCAATTACCCGAATATTCAATCACTTGGGAGAAAGGGTACGAACCCGAAGGTGACTTACTTGACTTTGATTTGCTTGAGATTGAAGTACCACACTCAAAGCAAGTGTACTATCTTAACCGCCTTGCAAATGCGAGAGGATATAAGAGCAGAAATCGCATAATCGAGCAAGCAAAGAAAGAGCACCTGGTCATCACGGATAACAGTCGCAGGATTGGAGATGCTACAAGGCAATGCGTCAACGCCCGTATCCAGGGAAGTGCGGCCGACCTTACAAAGTTGGCAATGATTGAACTCTATGCCAATGAAAGACTTAAGGAGTTAGGCTTTAGAATGTTAATCCCGGTCCACGATGAAATCATTGCGGAGTGCCCGAAAGAGAACGCAAAAGAGTGTTCTAAACTACTCGCAGAGGTTATGTCACACGCCGCAGAAGAAATCCTCAATATGCCAATCAAGTGTGATGTTGAGATAACAGAGGCTTGGTATGGAGAGAAGATTGAATGGTATCAAGATGAAGATGAAGACGAAGATGAGGAGTAAAAAGGAAGGTGGTGATGTAAATGTCTGACAAAAGAACTATCCGACTGATAGAACTCTTTGCAGGCTATTAGTAAGGCTCACAAGCATTAGCCTTGAGGTATTCTGGTATTCCGTTTGAGCATTGGTTTGTATGCGAGTTCGATAAGTATGCAATGCAATCTTACAACGAAATCCACGGAACGAATTTTGAAGTTAGCGATATTCGTGACATTCACGCATCAGATTTGAATATCACGGAAACAGATAAGTACAAGTATCTTTTGACATACTCATTTCCTTGTACCGATTTATCGTTGGCGGGCAAACAAGCAGGTATGCAGAGAGATAGCGGAACAAGGTCAAGTTTGCTTTGGGAAGTAGAGCGACTTCTTAATGAGTGTGAGGAGTTACCTCAATATCTCTTAATGGAGAATGTACCGCAAGTAGTTAGTAAGGACAATGCACAGTTATTCGGAGAGTGGACTACATTTTTGGCGAAGAAAGGCTATGAGAGCCAGTATAAGATACTCAATGCAAAGGACTTTGGAGTGCCACAGAACAGAGAAAGATGCTTTATGGTAAGTATTCTTAAGTCAGAGCATAAGGTATTTTCATTCCCTAAAGGCAGACCATTAGACATACGACTTAAAGATGTTCTTGAAGAGAGCGTCAATCAAAAATATTATATTGACTCACCGAAAGCAAGAGCGTTAATACAGGAATTGCAGATGCGTGGACAACTCCCAAACTGATAAACCACTCATACCAAACACCAATCTTAATGGTAGGTATGAGTGGTAAAGACAGAAAAGCAAGCATTGAGCCGATAAAGGTTGCAACGACCCTTATGGCAAGAGACTATAAAGGACTTAATAACTATGGGTTCAATGGAGTTCTCGAAGACCGAAGTGAAGAGAATAGGGCAAATATCGAATGAGGGTAGCCAATGTGGGGTTGTGTACGATACATCAGGGATTTATATTTCCTTATGTGCAGGAACACACGGTTGGTGCAATGGCTATATCTTGGTAAGTGAAAATGGAACAGATACACTTTTTCGGTAATATGTATGGTTTTCACGACGGGTATGACGGTTCGGTATTTGGTGATGACGGTGTTTCTCCCGGAATACGGGCAGGTGCAACACACATACCATATATAGTAGTTAGCGAGGTTGAGCGTGACCCTAATAAAGTTAGTGATATATGACGATTATAACCATAGGGTTTGCGAAGACCAAAATGTAATAGGAACAATAACTCCCACTTGCGGTTTTAGTGCGTTCACTAATGGTAAGAAATTGATAGAGGTATATGCGGTTGGAGATGAAGATGATAATACCCAATAACTTTTCGCACCGGGCGGGAGACGGAACGGCTACACGGAAACACCTGGTGGCAGATATTGTCCCGGCACTTCAAGCAAACTGTGGGGCAACTCAATGCTCATATGTTTTGGAGATACATAAATGTCAGAAGAAGTAAACACACAGATTATTCTTGGACATATTGGTGACGGAAAGCATCAATCTAATGTGGTGTATTCGTCAGAGGGTTTGAGTCCGACATTAGATACCGTGCACGGTTTAGCAATAGTAAAGGTCGTGGTGAAAGATGAGCGATAGTCCAATTTTGCTTGGCAATGTTTATGGAGATGAGTTTGGTGCAAGTTTTGGCGGTTGTGTTTGGGATATAAGAGGCATAGCACCGACACTTAAGACAACAAGTGCAGCGAGTCAACAATGCGTGGTGGTAAAAGAAGATGATTGATGTGCATATGGTAGGACAAATGGATAACTCGGAAGACCATACCTTTGATATGGCAAACCGGGTTTACGGTGCGGACGGGATTGCCCCGACACTACACACCTGCGGAGGCGGAATGACTCACACGAAGGTACTTGCCCCGGAACGAGGTACGAAAGGAGATATAGCAATGGCGAAACAACATTACCGTATAAGGAAATTAACACCAAAAGAGTGCTTTAGGCTTATGGGTGTCAGAGATGAAGATTACGATAAACTCACGGTGTCAGACACGCAGAAGTATAAGCAGGCGGGTAATTCAATCGTAGTAGATGTATTACAAGCAATCTTTGAGAATATGTTTGTAAACGAATGTAAGAAGAACAGATTATTTTAAGGAGGCAGACAGATGAAATTCACAATCGGAACGGCAAGGTTACAAGCAATGCTTAATAAGGCTATCAGAGGTGCGGGTTGCAATAAACTTATCCGTATGACAAGCCTTATCGCAATCAAGTTGAAAGACGGTGTGCTTACACTTACAACAACAGACGCAACAAACTATATGAGCGTTATTGAGAGAGATGTTGTCGGTGATGTGTTTTATGTTGCGGTACAGGCGGACATCTTGCAGAAGTTGGTATCAAGGTTTACTTGCGGAGAGGTCACATTAGAGGTTACGGACAAGGTTCTTGAGGTTGTCGGTAATGGTAAGTATCAGATTGAGATTGAGTTAGATGATGACGGCAACCCTATAAGATTGCCCAATCCTATTGAGTCCTTTACGAAAGACAACAAGATAGGTGAAACAACAAGTCAGTCCATTCTTACGGCACTCACCAGCATTAAACCCGCCCTGGCAACTACAATGGATTTTCCCTGGTACACCTGTTATTTTGTTTCTGACAGCATCACGGGTACAGATACTTGGACAGTTGCGGATTGCTCACAGGGTTTCCTTAAAGAGCCGAAACTTATAAGTGCCGTCATTATGGATTTATTGGGGTTGTTTAGCGGACACATTGATGTTTACGCAAAAGATGACAAGATTTTGTTTGAGGCCGAAAATGGCATTGTCTATGGTGCTATTCCGCCGGGAATTGAATATTACTCCATTGATGACATTAAGAGATTGGTAGAACAGAGTTTTGAGCGTTCTTGTAAGGTCGTTAAGTCAGATATGTATAATCTTCTTGACCGTGTATCACTCTTTATGAGCGGTTACGATGATGATAAGGTAACACTTACATTCGGTGAAGACGGATTGACCGTATCAAGCAAGTATGCGACAGAAACGATTGCATACACAGATAGTGAAAATGCAGATGAGTTTATTTGTCAGACCGACATCAATACTCTTATGACAATCGTTAAGGCACAGACGGGTGGAGAGTTCACAATCGAATTTGGTGAAGAAAATGCTCTTAAACTTATTGACGGAGATATAACTTCCGTAGTAGCATTATTAACAGAAGAATAAATCGTTGTTGGTTTTTTATCTTCCTGGAAAGTGGGCATCTTGGCGGTGAAACAAGGTGCCCATTTTTTATGCTCACTCATTGACAAACATTAGATGTGATGTATAATGAAAACATCACTAAAACACTTGAAAGGAGATAAGACCAATGATAACGATAAAAGAGTTTGATAGTGTTAAGTTTTGTGGTTACAAGCAGATTACCACATTTTACAGAGACTTCGGAACTGTTGAATGTTTAGGCATTAAGGCTATTCAAAACGCATTTGAGAACAGATTTAATGCGTGGAAATTCGAGTACAAGCATCTTACAGAATTGGTGCTTGTTATGAATTGGAAGATTGCAGAACATTATGATGCACATAATGACGCATTAGTCAGAGTTTACGAGGAACTTTGGAGAAGAGCCGAGCATTATGCCGTTACAAATCTCAAGGGCAAAGAACTTGACTATTACTATGATACAGTCGATATGCCAGATTAAGGAGGTTTAATGGGACAAGGATTTAAGAACATTTGCAGACTAATAGATTGTGCTAAAGAAGATGTCGCCCCGGAACAGTCGTTCTTGGGCGACTTAAAGCGTTCTATTGAGATGACAGAAGATAAGGCCGCAAGAGAGCCGAGTAAGACTTATAAGCCGTCCTCAATGAATTGCATAAGGAATATGTATTATCAAGTCGTAGGACAACAGAGAGACCCACAGATGAGCAGTTATAGCCTTGTGGGCATATGTAATTCTGGTTCAGACACACACGAAAGAATACAGAGATATGTTGCCGATATGAAGAACAATGACATTGATTGCGAGTATGTCAATGTTGCAGACTTTGTAAAGGCACAAAATCTTGATTATCTTGAGGTCGTTTCCCAACAAGGAATGGAAACAAAGTTGTATAACAAGACCCTTAATATGAGTTTCTTGTGTGACGGCATCATTAAGTACAAGGGTAAGTATTACATCTTGGAGTTGAAGACCGAGAGTGCTTACAAGTGGCAAGCAAGAAAGGGCGTAGACCCTAAACACTATGCTCAAGGCACGGCATACTCATTAGTGTTTCATATTGACGAGGTAATCTTTGTTTACATAAACAGAGATATTCTTGAGATGAAAGCATTTATGTTTAAGCCGACAGATGAGCAGAGGTCAGAGTTAGTCAACAAGATTTTGGAGTGCGATAACTATGTCAACCAGGGAAAGGTTCCTCCGAAACCTACACAGGTTCCCCGGTCGAGCTGCGAATATTGTGCTTACAAAAATTCTTGTCGAGCAGAAGTAGATACAGAATAAACAGAAAAGGAGAGAACAAGATGAAAAGCGACATTAGTAACATTGATGTAAAGGCATTGAGAGGTATTCAGTATCGAGTAGACAATAACTCACAGATTGTTGATAAGATTGTCCGTGATATAATTGAGCCGTACACGAAAGACTTGGATAGATATGTTGTATTTATCCGTGAATGTTTGAAGAATGGTGAGCAACCGCCCACGGATTATGAGTTAGAGGACTTCTGTATGAATTTATCCACATTCATTTACTTTGCAAATGGTATGTGTGAACAGTTGGGAGTCAGAGATGACATTGCCAAAGCGGTTTATAAGGAAACTTATAACAATGTCAGAGAAGAAACAAGCGGAACCATTCAGGATAAGAACGCAAAAGCCGAGCAGGAGTCACAGCAGGAACAACTCATCAGTGTGTGCTACACCAGAGCGTACAAAACGGTTAAGGCAAAGATTGACAGTGCACAAGAGTTATTGAGTTCTTGCAAGAAAGTTCTCACAAGGCGTATGCAGGAAATTGAACTTACAAAGATGTCAAGTAACATAAACACATAATGAGGAGGAAAAACAGATGAGAGTAGATTGTTATAACGCATCAGAGTGCCCATTAACATCATTGGATTACGGTGATACATTTTACCTTGACGGAGTGCTTTACATTAAGTTGGGCATTGCAGATGTTGATGTTGTTGCCGATTACCCCGGAAGATGCTTTATCGCATCATTGGACAAGGGTGAGTTGAAATCCGTCAAAGATGACATTGCGGTAATCTTGGCAGATACGAAAGTCATAATAAATGTAAAGGACGCAATTTAATATGAAAAGTGATTGCTTGTCTAAAGAAATATCGTTGATTGAAGATGTAAAGTTAAGAGAGTTCATCATTGCCTTTTTTGAGGAGTGCGTACCGAAATACTTTTACACGGTACCAGCGAGTTCTTCGGGCAAGCATCACCCTACATATGCGTTAGGTCCCGGTGGCTTGGTTAGACATACGAAAGCGGCCGTTATGATAGCAGAAGATTTGTTGTCACTTGAACAGAATGAAACGCTTAGTGAGTGTTATCACGATGAGATTATAGCGGCGTTGATAGTGCACGACACATTTAAGCAAGGATTACTTGCGAGTGGTGGACATACGAAATTTGAGCACCCCATATATTCGGCGGGTGCATTACAGTTGTTTGCAGATAAGTTTTACCCCAATCTGTCAGACCGAGTTGGACATATTTCAGCAATGGTTATGGCACATATGGGTCAGTGGAACAGGAGTGAGAAGTCAGTTGTGTCGCTGCCTAAACCGACTACAGATGCAGAGAAATTCGTGCATATGTGTGATTACATAGCAAGCAGAAAGTATTTGACGGTAAATGTAAACTATGAGCCACAAACAGAAGAACAATCGACAACAGAACAAGCATAAGGTATTTCTATGCCCTTATTGTGGCAATGAAGTACCTTATTTCATCAAGAGAGATACCCCATTTAGATGTGGGTATTGCAAACAGGTGTTCAATAAAAACGAGAGAATAAAAGACGAGGTATAAAAGGTATGGCAAAAGAGCAGAAGTCGTTAGATGAAATAATGGCGGAGATGAACAAGACATTAGGTGGTGACATTATCCGTCAGGGTGTGAGTGATTACGATTATGAGCGTATTCCATTTACATCACCAAGACTTAATTACATTACATATGGGGGAATACCGAAAGGTAAACTAATTGAGTTCTACGGGGAGGAACACGGTGGAAAAACTACAACTGCCCTGGATATTGTTGCGAACTATCAGCATATGGAAGATGCAAAGTCCGTGTTATATGTTGACGCAGAAAATACACTTGATACGGTGTGGGCAACAAAATTAGGTGTTGATGTTGACTCAATGATTATTATGAACCCAACAACACAGGGTGCAGAAACCATTTTTGAGTATATTCTTAAGATTATCGCAACGGGTGAGATAGGGTTGGTCATTATTGACAGTTTGGGTGTGATGATGAGTAACCAAGCATATGAGAAGTCCGTGGAAGAGAAGACTTATGGCGGTATCGCAATGGCACTTACCAATTTTAGTAAGAAAGCGGAGGCATATTGTCACCAACACGATTGCACGCTTATCGGCATCAATCAGATGAGAGCGGATATGAACTCACAGTATGGGGGATTGACTACAACCGGGGGTAAAGCCTGGAAGCATAATGTTGCGGTGAGGTTGGAGTTCCGTAAGGGTGCGTCTTTTGATAGTAAATACTCTAAACTTACAAGGAGTGCGGAAAGTCCTTATGGCAATTATGTTGAGGTGTCAATGTCAAAGAACAAAACTTGTCCACCAAAGCGTAGGAATGGCTTTTATACACTTGTGTATGATATTGGTATTGATTATCTTTATGACCTTACAGAAGTATGCAAGAAGTATGGCGTGATTGAGCAGGCAAGTAGTTGGTATCTGTTAAAAGACCCAAGTACGGGTGCTCTTATTAAGAAGATGCAAGGACAATATGCGGTGTCAGAGTTCTTGTCAGATGAGGAGAATACCGAGATATTGAAGATGTATGAGGATTTCCTTGATAGCAAGGTAAAAGAGGATTGATATGGCGGTAAACCGTGGTAAAGACTTTGAAGATGAAGTCAGAAAGGCTTTAGAGAAAATTGACGGATTATATGTGGAACGCTTGTATGACCCACAAGGCGGTTATGCAGGCGTTGCCAATCCTTGTGATTTCATCTGTTATAAACGGCCTCAATTCTATATGTTAGAGTGCAAATCTACGCACGAAAATACAATGGCTATTTATAGTCCTAACCCCAAGCGTAAGTACGGAATGATAAGCAACACGCAGTGGGAAGATATGCTGGCGGCTACACAGTATGGTGCGGTTGCCGGGGTGATTTGTTGGTGGATTGAGCGAGATGTCACTCGGTTCTTGCCAATCCAGGAATTAGAAAAAATCAGAAATAGCGGTGCTAAAAGTGTAAGATATGATGCTAATGTTCCGAATAGCCTTGAGATAGCCGGGACCAAGAAACGCATATACTTTGATTACGATTTTACGGAGTTCTTTCAGAGGTATTGACTTTCATATGTACTAATGTATAATCGAGTTATCAGATAAACACTCATAAGGCTATGAAAGGAGAGATAACGATGATTAAGGCATTAGCGAATTGGAAGGGTAAGGTAAGCGTTAATGGCGTTGAGTATCAGAGCATTGCCGATATACCCGATATTAAGTTGGATAATACCGTAGTTATTTCACTTATTCCAAATGTCACAAGACAGACCGCTAAAAGGGTTGATGATACAACAGAGCATATCATTACTGTAAAAAAGTATATGACGCAGCCCGCATCACCTACTTTCGATTTTATGAAGAAGTGGAATAGCAATGTACCTATGCCTATGAGAACAATGCAAGGCGTTATTCTTAAGGAAACAAAAGGTATGGTACAGATGCGTCTTCACGGCTTTGCAAAGAAGACCATTACTTGTGTTATGTGTGGGCGTGACCTCACAAACCCTATTTCAAGAGCGTATGGCATCGGTCCCATTTGTTTAGGTAAGTTAGGTATTTCAAGGGATATAGATGATGTTTCAGGCATCACAGAAGACCTTGTAAATATGGAATGGACGGGTTGGATAATTAAGTCCGCCATAACAAGTGATGAAATTGCAGAGGAGGTATAATGCAATGGCAGATGTAAAGTATTATTACATTATCAAGCGGTCGTACAGACAACTTGGAGACGCATTTCCGCAGAAGTTAAGTGAAACCCACCCCTTTGCAATATGTAAGGGAGAAGAGAGTGTCCGTAAGTATTATGCGGATAATGATGTTACGGATATTCAGCATTTTGAGGACATTGAAGAGATTTGCGGTTATGGCAAACACTTTAAGGTTGCCGCATATCCGAAGTATGATTACTGGAATATTTTGGTGGCAAAACCCGTTTATACATTTGTTGGGGTAGATGATACAGTTCTTCCAAAAGGTAAATGGATAAGCCATTATGACGAACTTGGCTATACTTGTTCCGTTTGCGGTGCATTTAGAATGAGTGCAAAGACCGACAACTTTAAGTTTTGTCCTGATTGTGGTGCAGACTTACGAGGTGCAGAAAAATGAAAATAGTAATTGATATACCCGATAAAGTAATGAACTCAAAGGAATTTTGTAATTACTTTGGTGCGTGGAGTACAAAACTTGATGAAGTAATTGAAAATGGTACATCTCTTAAAAAAGGTACTTGGAAACCCGAACACTGTTTCGACCATCAGTGCAGAAGTTGTTATAACAAATGTACTTGGTTTGTGTGTTCTGTATGCAGAGCACAAGGTGACAAAGACGATAATTTTTGTCGTAATTGCGGGGCAGATATGAGAGAGGAGATAACCGATGAAAATACTAATTGACATTCCTGAGGTTACATATAAGCAAGTTTGTTGGAGAGGACTTTCACTTTGTCCCCGTGATAGTGATGCTTTAGTTTCATCAATTAGAAAAGGAACTGTTCTTCAAACAGATTTTGATGCTCATACATACAATCTGACAGAACTTGGCAGACAGAGACTTGACCTTATATCAAAGTACAATCTTGAGCCTTATTTTCAGCCACAGACGGGAAATGTCATTATTCCTAATGAGGAGTTCAAAGAGCCTATTACAAGGTATGTGATGATATTTCTTAAGGATAACTTGTGCAATAAGTGGGTTCTTGGACACGAAGAGGATTATTGGTTTTTGACCACACTTTCAGACATAAAGGAGATATGACAGATGATTAAGATGACTCGTTGGCGTTCTTGTGTGAACACACCACCTAAAAAGGACGGATATTACCTTGTAATAAGGTGTTTTTACGGTAAGTTGGCATATGCGGCGTGTCTTCACTATACGGTTAAGTATGGTTGGAATACCCACAATGACGGACGTACTGAACACAGAATTGTGTTTGACCGATATGATAAGTATGACCGTGCTTGTTTGTGGACAGAGGTTACACAAGTGAAAGGAAAGAGAAAGTGATGCAGCGAATACCCGGAAGACCTACACGGTTCTACTCAAACCGCCAGGAAAAAGCCGTGGCAAAAGCGGTTGGCGGTAAGAAAGTATCAAATAGTGGTGCAACAACCTTTAATAAAGGTGATGTTATAACCGATAATGTTTTGCTTGAGTGTAAAACTTGTACTAAAGAACAGAAGACCTTTACAATCAAGCGTGAGTGGATAGACAAAAACCGGGAAGAAGCGTTTGCAATGGGCAAGCATTATTCAGCCGTAGTCATTGATTTTGGTGATGGTGAACAACACTATTTAGTGAGTGAAAAAATGTTCAAAGAATGGCTCGAAAGCATTGAAAATCAATGTATCTAATGTTAAAATGATGCTATCAAAATAACACTATGTAAGGAGGCTAATCCTATGAAAAACGACCTTAATGAAGAAATCAAGATTACCCGTGACGAGTTCGCAAGGTTATCTGCCGAATTGCTTGCATCAATTCATCTTGACGGTGAGCGTCATTGCGAGGACGCAAATGACTTGCACGCATTGTTAATGGCAGATTTTTTGCTAACACATTACACGAAGGATTTAATGAACAAGATATTTAACTCAAGGAAGTTGGAAATCGAAAAGGAGGAAAAGTAAATGACAGACAATATGGTTTATCAAACCAACTTGGTTTTTGATGTGCTTAAAGAGCGTATGCCTATGGAAAAGGGCATTACGAGTATGGAAGCCATTGAGATGTTTGGTGCAACAAGACTTTCTGCAATCATTTTCGCATTGCGTAAGCGTCTTGCAAATACCGAGTATGACATCATAAGTGAATGGCATACGGGCATTAGTCGATACAACAGAACAACACGCTATGTTGAGTACATACTGGTTAAGAGAGTCATCTAACTAACAAATGCCCACCGAAACTTCTTGGTCCCTTTTTGTGAAGTTGACGGTTAAAGTATCACAAGAGATATGGCATACTCCCTGATTGCCACATAAACATAAGTAGCCGAAAGGCATACTCCGATACAATATTCAGATAACCTTAATTATTCAGAGTTGTGTGAGTTCATCTTGAGTGATACAAAAGGCAATATTTATAAAGTGATTAGAAATACCAATATGAACTAGGTTTTACTTGGTTGTACCTTAAACAACCTTGTACCAGCGGTGTTTAGGGAACAATATCTTTTATTCTAGATGAAAAGGATATTTGTGAGAAATTGATGAGTGACTCAACAGTACTTATAGAGTTACAAGATACCTATAGTAGTCAACACTGCCCCAAGAGACCGCTCTTCTCTGCCAAAATGAGTCGCTCTGATAAGCGTGAGTATCAGTGTCTTTATATCTTGTGACAGAGAGCAAGATACGAGTATGTTGTTACGAGTACAGGAGAAAAGAGACAAGGCAAGTCTTGTCGTAACAAACCGCATTGGTTAGTTGCAAATAGCCACCCACCTCATATTTGCGGTATACAAGTGAAACAGAGGGAACTTGGGGAGTTACCCCAACAAGAGAGGTTGAGCCTCTTACCCTAACACCGTCCTTGTGGTAAACAGTCTTTGGGTAGCGGGAACTTGGAGAATGACTGATAACTCCAACAAGAGAGGTTGAGCCTCTTATGTGAAGTAGGTCACATTAAGTGATATAGGGCAAGCCGACAAGTACCTATATCATTTATATTGGGGTATAGCCAAGCGGTAAGGCACGGGTCTTTGACTCCCGGATTGCGTGGGTTCGACTCCCACTACCCCCGCCAATCACATAACGAGGAGAACAGCAATGGCAGAGTCACTGGCTACACGGTACAGACCCCGGACATTTGATGATGTGACCGAGCAGGGGTCGGTGAAAATAATTCTTAAGCAACAATTAGATAGTGGCGAGGTACAACACGCCTATCTATTTACAGGTGGTGCGGGCACTGGTAAGACAACTTGTGCCCGTATTTTTGCGTCAGAAATAAATAAGGGTAAGGGCAATCCGTTAGAGTTAGATGCGGCAAGTAATAACTCCGTAGATGACATCAGAAACATTATTCAACAAGCCAAAGTGCAGAGTATGGATAGTGAGTATCGCATATTCATTCTTGATGAGGTGCACGCACTTTCAAACAATGCGTGGCAAGCACTTCTCAAGTTGTTGGAAGAGCCACCGAAAAAGGCAATCTTCATTATGTGCACTACAAATCCCGAAAAAATACCGAGAACAATCCTGAGTCGTGTGCAGAGATTTGATTTCAAGCGGATAAGTCAACAGGGAATATATAAGAGATTGGTGCATATTCATAAGCAAGAGATAACGCCATTCGTTACCGAGGAGTTGAGTAATGCCTTGCAATACCTTGCAAAGGTCGCAGACGGTGGTATGAGAGATGCTATAACGCTTTTGGATAAGTGTTTGTCATACACACACGAATTGACCGTAGAGAGCGTTGTGGCCGCATTAGGCATAGTAGACTATGATGTGTTCTTTACGCTTACAGATGCGATAAGAGAGCGTAATAGTGCAGATACAATAAAGACCGTAGAAAGTATTTATGCAGACGGCAAGGACTTAAAACAGTTCATCAAGGATTATATGAGTTTCCTTTTGGACATCAATAAGTACGATATACTTCACACATTCGATTACTTGCAGTTGCCCGGAACTTACGAGCCAGAACTACAACGACATCTGGCAGACCAGGATAATTTCTTTGATTGTTGCAGAGTATTGTTGCCGATAATTGTTAAACTCAATGCGGATATTAAGTGGGATAATCAACCTAAAGTTGCTATTGAGGCAAGGTTATTGGGGGTTATTTATGAGTAAAGAGTTCAAGAGTTTCTATAAGGAAGTAAAAGGCAATGAGGGTAGTAAGTGCCATTACCCAACAAGGCTTGATACATATGGTTGTGGTTGTCAACACGATTGTAAGTATTGTTATGCAAAGAGCCTTTTGGATTTCAGAAACCTATGGGATTTCCAAAATCCTGCCGTAGCGGACATAGAGAAGATACGCAAGAAGATAGCGAGGTTGCCGAGCGGTATGCCCGCAATCCGATTAGGCGGTATGACAGACTGTTTTCAACCATTGGAGTTGGAACACAGAGTTACTTTTCATACCTTGTGGGAGTTAAAGAAAAAGCAACAACCATATCTTATCGTCACTAAATCAGACATTGTGGCATATGAAGAATACCTTGATGTAATGGATAAAGACCTTGCACATATTCAAGTGACCATTACTTGCTTTGATGATGCTTTGTATCATAAGTTAGCCTATGAGAAAGCCGTACCACCGAGCAAGCGTATAAAAGCCGTAGAGAAGTTATATGATAGTGGTTTTGATGTGCAAGTAAGGTTGTCACCATTCATACCAGAGTTCGTTGATTACGACCGATTGGCAAATATCAGATGTGATAAGTTGATAGTTGAGTTCTTAAGAGTCAACACTTGGATAAGGAAGTGGTTTGACTTGGATTTTAGCCAGTACACAGTTAAGCACGGGGGCTACACGCATTTGCCGCTTGCCCGGAAGATTGAGTTGTTGGATAAGATTTATGGGTTTAAGGAGATTTCAGTTTGTGAGGACGAAGATACTGCATATGAGTATTGGCAAAAGCATAATCCAAATTCTAACGATTGTTGTAATTTAAGGGTTGGCACATATGATGTAATGCCAAAGAAGAATACAATAGAGAAAAAGCAGTTAAGGAGATTGTTTTGATGATAGGACAAAGATGCGTTCAACAACAGATTAAGGCCGCAATGGAGAGTAAGTCACTTGCACATTTTATTATTCTCGTAGGGGAAAAGGGGAGTGGCAGAAAGACACTTGCCAAAGAGGTTGCAAAGTGGCTTAAGGCGGAGTATGCCGAGGTTGATAAGGGCGTAGATGCCATTAGAGCCGTAATTGATGATAGTTATTCAATAGCGACAAACATTTTATATGTCATTGACGGGGATAGTATGAGTTCTGCGTCAAAGAACGCATTGCTCAAGATTACAGAAGAACCGCCAAAGACCGTATGGTTTGTGCTTACCGTGGTTGACATCGGACAGACATTGGAGACACTGACGAGCCGTGCCTGCGTCTATCGCCTGGATAACTACACGCACCAGGATATTTCGCAGTTTGCGGGAAGTGAGGATTGGAGATTTCCAAACTTCTGTTCAAATAAATATGAAGTTGATTTGTTATTAAAATACGGCATTGATGAGTTTCATAAGTTCGTTAAATTAGCCGTAGATAATATTGACTATGTAAGTGGTGCAAATGCCTTAAAGATTGAGGATAGGATAGCCTTTAAGGACACAGATGAAACCAAGTACGATATGAAGATATTTCTCCAAGCCTTTAGGACGGAGTGCATTGATAGGGTGCAACAATTTGATGAGTACCCCGATAAGATGAAGTATCTTGACTGGATTGATGTGACAACCGAGAAGTTGGCAATCTTGAGGACACCGACAATTAACAAGCAAGCATTGTTTGATATGTGGGTATTCGACATCAGAGCGGTGGGTTATGCAGAGCGTTAAGGGCACTACAATTTTGGCTCATTCGTTGCTTTCCGAGATTGACACACTTTACGCAAATCTGTCAGAGTTGGACGAGAAACGAGCGTTGGTGCCATATGTGTTTGATGCAAGCCTTAAGAGCATAGTTGATATATTCGAGCAGGAAACAGACGCAAAAAGACACTTCAAGTATGTCAAAAAGGACATCAAGCCGATAGAGTTACCGACATTTGATAAGAAAAACATTATTGTGTGTTTTAGTGGCGGTAAGGATAGTTTTGCGGTTGCAAGACATTATCAGCGACTTCACTATAATGTTTATCTGTATCATCTGAAAGGCTTAAATGCAACATATTGCGGAGAGTTTTCAGAGCATTTGTCAGCAGAACAGGCCGCAGAATATATGGGGTTGCCGATAATCGTTGAGGAGATTTCATATAGTGGTTATCACCAATATGTTGAGCACCCAATGAAGAATATGATAATGGCGACACGGGCATTGAGCTGCGGAATTAACCGGGGAATAACTACACGGGTTGCTGTTGGGACATTCAAATCTGCGTTTCTTGATGATAATGCTTATGATGTTTGTGGTGGTGATTGCGTGGAGATGTGGAAAGCCTATGACAAGGTAATTCGCAGAATAATACCCAATTACCGAACTTTAATACCCAATGACAATTATTTGGACTCATTTAAGGTTATTGAGAAAGAGCCACAAGCACTTGAAGTTCTTGTAAGTTGTATGACACCTAATAGGTTTAGACGAGCCTTTAGAGAGCGTACAGAGAGCCGTTATGGGGTTGACCTATTGCCAAGAAGATGCGGTTGTTGTTGGAAAGATTGTGCCGAGTATATATGGTTTGCCGATAAAGGTTTACTACCACTAAACAAGTCATATTACATTCATTGTCTTGAGGTGTTGGCGAATACGAAAGCCAAAGAGGACGGTATAAAGTTCTTTTCGGTAAGAGCGTTGTGGAGTGAGTATTTTTTAGATTATTCGATAGATAACTCAATAATGTATGAGGAGATAGCAGATGCCATTATTCAATCCAAAGGGAAAGTTGTATGTTCCGACCACACTATTAAGGGATAAGTATTTAGTTCCGCCATTCTCGATACTGGACACATCAGTTAATGCCTGGCTACAGAGAAGGAATATGTGGGAACAGGTAATTAAAAATCGTTCTGAGAACATTAGAAATGTTGCGATAAAAAAGCATAATACACCTTATTTGAACGCAATGGATTATGATGAGGGTTATAAAGGACTTGAAAGAAACGGCTTTACGAGTACATTTGACCCATTTTTATGTGAGATATTGGTTAAGTGGTTTAGCCGACAAGGCGATACGATATTTGACCCGTTCGCTGGTGGTCACGTCAGAGGTGCGGTATGTGCAATGGTTGGGAGAGATTATGTTGGCATAGACATCAATCCGATACAAGTTCAAGCGAATGATGAGATATGGGAGAGTATAATCAATGCTTATGACACCAAGCATTTCGGTAAGCCTTGTTGGATAATTGCAGATAGTACAGATGATGATGTTAATGAGGATTGCGAGAAGTACGATATGATGTTGACTTGTCCGCCATATTACAATCTTGAAGTTTATACAGACAATCCGAGAGATTTGAGTACATACAAGACATATGACGAGTTCCTGCAGAGATACCAGGCAGCGATACGAAACTGCTACACCGTCCTGGCAGATGATGCGTTTGCGGTGATTGTCGTTGAAGAAATTAGAGATAAGAACGGCATATTATACGGCTTTGTGCCTGATACAATACGAGCGTTCACAGATGCCGGGTTTTTGTACTATAACGAGATGATACTTGAGAACAGAATAATGAGTCTTGGTGTTCGTTGTCCGAAGTATTTTGAGCAGAGCCGAAAAGTGGGCAGACATCACCAAAATGTGCTTGTGTTTTTCAAGGGTAATCCGAAGAACATAGAGCAGAAATTCGGTAGGTTTACAGAGGGCAAAAACGCCTTATAATCATTGATTTTTCATTGGTACTAATGTATAATTAAACCATCAAATAAAACTTGTAAAGGAGATTAAGACGATGAAGAACGAAATGGTTAAATTAGGTGGTTTCCGTAAGATTTATGACCTTATCTATGCTTGGGTTGACGCTAACATACCGCAGATATATTTCTCATTTGATATTGATGAGAATAATGTGCTTTTGACAGTTGAGGGCGAATATCACAATGAACCGATAGATGAGAATTTCATTCATACGGTTGAAGACTTGTTCTTGCAGGGTTGTGAATTGGTTGATTGTGACCCAACCGTAAGGGTTTACAGACTTGGCACAACAGAACTTAATTTCAAGGTTACAACAGTTGGCTTGCTTAATTTTGCAACCGATGAGGGTTTTGTAATCAACAGACACGACTTTGACGCAATAAGGGGTTGCATAGATAAGGAGTCATTGATTGACTTTATCTTGGCTAATCCGACATTCACAATAGGCGTAAGGGAAGATGAGGTGATTGTTAAGTAAATGGAGATACGGACGATAAAACAACAGATACAGAATAAGCGGTTTATCGACCGCTTTTTTGTATTCACTGGTGAAGAGATTGAAGCTCAAAGAATTTATATCAACAAGATAGCCGAGGTCACCAACAAGCAGATAAAGCGGATAGATGAGGTGCGAGATGCTTTCAACAAGAGAGCATCAATTCTCAAGATGTCATATGTGTTCGTATGCCGAGATGATACCGAGTTTTGGAAGACCGCTACAGATTTGCAGATTATCCAGGACGCATTGGGTGATAATATCTTGATATTGCAGATGACGGACATAGATAAACGGAGTAAGGCATATAAGGCATATGCAGAACAGATAGCCGAGTTTCACTATATGGACGCAGATGTGCTCTATAAGTATTTAGAGCGTGTTTGTGCGTTGTCAGATGACAGAGCCTACGAGTTGATTGAAATGTGCGAGAATGACTATTCCCGGTTGCTCTTAGAGGCCGACAAAGTGAACCGCATTGCGGGTGCCTTGAGCGTGAGCGTAGACGTAGCGTTTGATAAGGCGGTTGAAGACAAGGTGATTTCACGACCGCCCAAAGACGCAATTTTCGATTTCGTTGATGCAATGTGCAGAGCGGAGATAGAAAAGGCATTTAGCCTATTGGAAGAGTGCAAGGCAATCGGAGAACCCCCCTTGAAAATCCTCTCAGTGCTTTACACGAACTTCAAGCGAGTGTTGCAATACCAAGTGGCGGAGAGCGGAGATGTTTGCGGAGAGACAGGCTTGAGTGCATTTGAGGTGAAGTTAGCCAAGCAGAGTGCGGGTGCGTGGAAGAGTGCAGACCTTGTTTACTTCCTTAAGACCTTGCAGAAAATCGAACAAGGCATCAAGCAAGGCGAAGTTGAGGACGAAAAGGCTTTAGACCTTTTAATGGTACAGTTGTTATGATTTACAAGTATTGCAGAAGATGCGGAAAACGCCTAAAGGGCGAAGAGAACCGGGCAAGGGGTTTCGGTCCAGTTTGCTTTGAGAAGACGAAGAGAGAGCAGAGCAGAGGAGTGCTTGTTCCAAGTCAGTTGACTTTGTTCGCAGAGGTTGACCAAGCAGAGAGCAGAGCAGAGATGCACGCACGCAAGGGCAGAGCAGAGAGCAGAAAAAGAAACTCGAAGAAAGAGAGCAAGGGCAGACCCCCACACCTTGAGAAGACATTAACCCCCACCTATAAAATGGGGTTGCTTTTTACACCACCTATCCCCACCCCCACCCCGAGGAGAGAGCACCGTGGGGGCGAGGGGGAGTGACCAACGGATTTTCTGATAGCCTATACACTACATTTTGTCGGCTTGACCCCCACCCCATCTGTGAAAAGGCGAGTTGGGAGTCCGTTGTGAAAGGGAGTTCGTGATTTTCTGACGGCATAGCACTACATTTTTGGGAAAAATCCTTGAAAAACAGACCTTTTATTGGTATTGACATTTGATTGGAGAAGTGCAATAGGATATAATCAGAGTGTAATGTTTACGAGGAGATAATAGAGATGCCGAGTCAGAGCGTGTTAATCCATAAACTCCAACAAGCCTTAAACCAGAACGGGTTAAGGATAATGTACTCAACATCTCAATTTTACTCCGAGCAACAAGACCGACCGATTACCATATATCACATCAAGCAGGCGGTATGGGATAGTAAGAAAGGGAAATGGGTCAACCAAGAACTTTTCAATAGTCCCGCACAACTTCACATCGTTTTTTACTTAAGGGATATGTGGTATAGTCTAACTGGCAGAGAATTGCCGACAGACAATGAAAAATGGAACGCAATCAGAGCAAAATTACAGGAGTAAACGACTATGGGTAGTACAGGTTCTCGTACAAGTTATTCATCGGGTACAACCGCAACAAGCGGGGTCACACCGTCCATTGCAAGTTACAATGGCGGACAAGACCCGACAATCGTTGCGACACAACAACAAGCACAGTCAGCGAATAACGCTACATTCTCTGACACTGACCCCAATCCGTATCACGAATTGTCAGGCGGTGGCAGAAATTACTATTTGGCACAGACATTTAACATCGACACAAAGTTGGCGGTACAAGACTATCTTCACGACCAACCAGTTGCGGGTTCAATGTATAGTCCGTCACAGGAGTTGAACAATTCAATGGAAAAGGGCAAACCTCTTACGGCAAATCAGCAATATATGGCTCAATCTCTGTTAGACGGCTCACACAACCTCGGACAGAATTTGACCCTTACTCACTATGGTCGTGTAAGTCTGATTGACAACTTTGCAAAGAACGCGGGGTTGAGCATCAATCACAGTAATTACGGCAATCTCAAAGACTCTGATTTGCAGAAGTTTGTTGGAAGTACACACTCCCTGCAGAAGTTCCTTTCAACATCTTATAATGATTTCAGACACGCTCCCGCCAATAATCCATTTACCGATAAGGCGGTAAAACTCAACATCAAGGCACCCGCAAAGACACAAGGATTTATGCCCGGTAACGGTCCGGGAGGACAACTTGGAGAGTTGGTACTTGCCCCGGCTACAGTAGCAAATCCTCAGAACTTCAGGATTACTGGTGCAAGGTTCAGAAAAGACTCAAATGGCAGAGTTTTAATGAAGAGGTCGGGTGCTCAATCTTATCCCGCAATCGAGTTTGATATTGAATTTTTCTAAAGGAGGAACATAAGAATGGCTACTACTAAGAAGACACAAAAGAAAGCAAACAAGGTCACAGACACATCTTATGACAGATTTAGTGCGGGTGACGGTGCTTTCGGTAAGCCTAATACACCTTGCAAGTATTTTACTGGCAAGAGTGCAAGTAAGAAAGGAAAGTAAAAATGGGTAGCACAGGTTCAACAACAAGATATTCGGGTGGTTCTACATTTTCAACTTCCCGTGTCGTACCCCCGGCACCAACGCCTACCGTAACCCCTGTAAATGCGGGCAATCCCGGAGTTCAAAATCAGACACCTACGGCACAGAATACTCCCGTTACGAGTAATGCACTCAACGCTCTTACGGCAATGAATGACGTTCAAATGGCTGCTCAAGTCATTGCATCAAGAAATGTGGATATGCCTAACCACTTGAAAGATGTCAGAGATGTAACACAATCATTTGCGTTCCAAATCGGACTCAATGAAAAGCCGATGGTACTTGATAGTGCGTCATTTGCTCAATTTATGAAAGACAATAACATTCCACAAAAGGAAGTTATTGCAAGAACGGTTAGCGGTACTACTTACAATAACGCAGACGGCACTAAGGTAAGTCTCTCTGGTAACGACATCAATGACATTCTCCGTTATAGCCGAGTTAATTACATTGGCGGTAAGCACGGTGGTACGGCATATGGTTCAGGTGCATACTTTGAGATGAATGGTGGCGGTAGCACAGGTTATGGCGGTGGTAGTAGTTCTTCAACAATGGAAGGCGTACTCAATCCGAAGACCGCTAAAGTTATCGACAAGTACACACTTCAAAGGAAGATTTCAGCGTGGTCAAGGTCACACCCTCAGACGGCAAACGCAATCGGTAGCGTAAACAACAAGAACTTAAGCATTTATGCACTTTGTATGGGTTACAATGTAATCTCAAGCGGCCCGTCATCAGTTCACGGCAGTTATGGTGATTACTACAATGTAATCGACAGAAGTGCATTGGTACTCAAACAGTAAAGGAGAACAGATATGGCATACAAGGAGCCGAGTTTCAATTCAAATAGCATCAAGGCTTTTATGGGAAGTTATAATGACGGTGTAAACATCAAGAAGAAGACCGCATCACAGAAGACCAAGAAAGCCACTGTTAAGAAGACAAAGAAGTAAGGAGACAGACATATGGGTTCAAGTGGAATACTTACCGTTGGCTCATTCAACCAAATCCCGGTAACGGGTACATTGGAAGAGTGGGAGAAGTCAACAAGGGGCGGACTCGATAGTTCCGTTGAAAAAGCAACATTCTTTACGGCAGGCGGTGAGCCTGTAACTGGTTTTGTCGGAGATGAGCATAGTGTTCACATTGACCCCCGCTATCTCAAACTTGACGGTGCCGTCCTTACACACAATCACCCCGATAATGACTTTGGCGGAACGCTCTCAATGCAAGACCTTAAGGTGTTTGCAGACTCCAATTTGAGTGAAATAAGGGCATATTCCGAGCAAGGACAATCTTATAGCCTTAAGGCTGGTAAAAATGCAGACCGTGACGGACTCAAGAGGTGGGTAAAGACAAATCAGAAGTTAATGCAACAGAACTTTGCAAACTCTTACAAGTCAGCATATAAGCAGGCAACTACACCTTTGAAGTCCGGGCCGCATAAAGGACAAGTCAAGTTGGTAAACAGAAGAACAGGCAAAGTCACATACAGAAGACCTATGAGCCAAGCACAGGCAACAAGATACGCAAGGCAATACTCCGTAGGTGCATTTGACAGAATGTATAAGAAGAACTTAGCCAAGTTTGATTTTATTTATACGGCAACAAAAGCAAAGAACATCTATTGATGACATAACAAAAGAGGTACGGTTATGGCAAGAGGTTTTGAAATACTAAATAATGATTTTGCAGATACCGAAAGAGCGGTATTGGCAGACATTCACGGCATAGAGAAAGCAGATGAGATTATTGCAGAGGCAAACTCATACAATGATGAGTTTGACGCAGAAGTGCAAGAAATCCTTGATGATGTATTGCCGTTAGACGAAATCTAAAAAAAACGGCGGGCAAGGGGAGAACTCTCTTTGTCCGCTACTTTATCGGAGAATAACAGACTATGGCAGAAAACAAGTCTAAAAAGAAAACAACTCAAAGTAGAAAACAAACAAAGTTCTCTACTCATAGTGGTCACCCTTTAACTCCGAAAGAGGCCAAATTCATAGATGAATATATGCTATCGGGTAATATCCGACAATCCGTAATAAAGGCAGGCTATGAAACCACAAAGCCAGACCAATACGGAAATAGGCTGTTAAAGAAAGAGTATATGACCGAAGAAATAAATTTCAGGCTACAATCTCACAAAAATGATAAGATAGCAAGCCGAGATGAACTTCTTGAATATCTTACAAGGGTGATGCGTGGGGAGGAGAAAGACCAGTTTGGACTTGATGCAAGTCTTTCGGAGAGAACAAAGGCTTGTCAGGAACTATGCAAGAGAGTCATTGATGTGGAAGACCACGTTGCGGGCAAAGAACCGCCTAAGTTGGTCATCACGGTTGATTGGGGAGAAGACGCAAGTGCCAATGTCGGAGAAGTTGGTGAGAGCATAGACGCTCAAGCCATTCAGCAGGCATTTGACACCAAGCCACAGGTAAGTGATTAACCATATCATAAGAAGAAATAATGGACTTTAAGATAAACATACCAATAAACGATTGCGTTATCCCTATGTATAAGCCAGTCTTTAGGGATATTATGCAACATAAGCACGTCCACTATATCGGAGAGGGTGGAAGAGGCTCTACAAAATCGTCTTTTTATGGCGGCATTGCAATACCTATGCTTATCATAACTCACCCGGAAGTAAATGCCGTGTGTTTCCGTAAGGTAGGAAATACCATACAGAACAGTATCTACTCACAGGTTGTTTGGGGTATTGAGAAGTTAGGCTTGACGAGTTTCTTTAAGATACCAAAGACATACTCCAACCCTATTATCTACTTGCCCACGGGTCAGAAGATAATCTTTATGGGTATGGACGACCCTAACAAGGTAAAATCCATTAAGGTTGAGAAAGGCTATATTGGAATTACCTGGTGGGAGGAGTTGGACCAGTTCGCGGGTGAGAATGAAATCCGTAAGGTTTTGCAATCCACAATGAGAGGTGGAGATGAGTTTTGGAACTTTATGACTTTCAACCCGCCTATCTCAAAGAATAATTGGGCGAATGAGTATTCAGATGATGTTAAAGACAGACCGAATACGCTCGTAACACATAACACATATCTTGATGTTCCCCCGCAATGGCTTGGAGAGCAATTCTTTGAAGAGGCCAATGAACTCAAGCTGCGAAATGAGAGAGCATATGTTCACGAATATCTTGGCTTGGCTATCGGTACGGGCGGAGATGTATTTCCGAATGTTGCAGAGTTTGACTCGACTACACTGGTGGAAGCACCGGGAGGAGAAAAACCGATGTGGCAGACATTCGACCAAATCTATAACGGTATTGACTGGGGTTTTGCTCAAGACCCGTTCAGATTTGTTCGTATGCACTTCGACCCAAAGCATTTAGATGTGTATATCTTTAAGGAGTACAACACATTACTTAAGAGAAATGAAACAGTATTCCACGAATTGTATGATGAACTTCAACTCGTAGACAGAGCCGAGGCCGTAATTGCGGATAGTGCAGAGCAGAAATCCGTAGCCGACTTTAAGGCGTATGGTGCGTTCATAAGACCCGCGGAAAAGGGACCTGAAAGCGTAAGATACGGCATAAAGTGGTTGCAAGGACTTAATCACATCTATATCGACCGCAAGGTTTGTCCCTACACTTGGAAAGAGTTTTCCAACTATGAGTACGAGCAAGACAAAGACGGCAATTTCATCAGTGCTTACCCGGATAAGGATAACCACAGCATCGACTGCGTTCGTTACGCACTTCAAAAATACTGGGCACGAAAGGGTAATTGACATAGTTAGATACGATTGTTATTATGTGTCTGTAAGGAGGAAACATCTATGGAATACCAGACATTTAATGGCATACAATTTTATCAGACTAAACCTAATGATTATTTTCGGCACTCCGTTGGGCATACGACTATTCTTATGCACAAATATGTTTGGGAGTATTATAACGGCAAAATTCCTAAAGGGTATGAGGTTCATCACATAGACCGAAACCGGGCAAACAATAACATCTCTAATTTACAACTACTCTCTAAAGCGGAACACAAGAGATTACACGGTGAATTGCTTACAGAGGAAGAGCGAGAGTGGAAACGAAACAATGTTGTTACTAAAGCCGTTCCGAAAGCGATAGAATGGCATAAGTCAGAAGAGGGTAAGGCTTGGCATAAAAATCAAGTGCTAACTCGTAAGGATAACCGAACGGAACGACACTTTGTATGTGAGATGTGTAATAAGGCATATAGCCGATTTACTAATAAGAATAGTAAGTATTGTTGTAATGCCTGTAAAATGAAAGCCTTGCGACAACGAAGAAAAGGAAACTAATTCTGTTGTTAGCCATAAGACCCTTGAGTACCGACATTCCGTTTGGGGTGTCGGTATTCTATTTGTCGCCTCGCAAGCGACATTTGAATAGTACCATTATTATCAGGTAATCATTAGTTGCTAATGTTACAATATAAGCATAGTAAGACACACCTTGCTAAATCTTTAGGAAAGGGGGTGATTACTATGAGAAGTGCAATGTTTTCAGACATTCTTCGATTTATCATAACAATCGTGGAAAAATGCAAAACAAAAGCGGAAATACTTGAAACTCTAAAACGATTAGAGAATGACAAGTAAATCCGCCACACTTCCAAAGGGTGGGGTAGGCTAACCACCTATCCCACTTTTATTATAGACATTCTTTTTGGTTTTGCATATACTAATATTATATTAAAGGAGGCCTAAAATATGGGTAATTCTGAAAAAGGTCGTTGGGTCACAGTAAATGGTAGGCACATCTTTATTTCTGATGACCAGAATGAAAAGCAAGAGCGTGAAATCGCAGAGTCACAGAAGAGAGCAAGTGAATATAACCAGAGCAGACAGACAAAGACTGACCCTGTTGAGAATAACCCTTATTACAAGGGACTTGCCGAGGACGCTAAAAAGGTTTTATCGGCTAAAGATAGTGATTTTGAGTCACTTACCGATAAGTCTGTTGAGGTTTACAGACTTCTTTCTCAATTTAACAAGTATGGCATAGATAGCGGTGAAACCTATGAACAAGTCAGAAAGGAACAACGCCGCCTTGATAACATCATACACGATGGGTATGTAAATACTGGTCGTTATGAGAGCGAAATCACAAAGTATGCCAATAAAAAGGCAAAAAATGAACTCAAGTCTAAAAATGAGGTTGATGAGCAGATTGACCGTGAAAAGCGTCAGTCCAAGCAGAGAATTGCCGATTTTAAGAAGATGAAGACAGGCACACAGTATTTTGATGCTAATGGCGACCTTAAGGTAAGAGGAGTCAATGACGGAACAGTTGATGATTACATCAATGCCGAGAAAGAAGGACTCAATAAGACCATAGAGAACATTAAGGCAACCGATGCCAAGACCAAAGAGGCAAAAGAACTCGGAAAACAGGCTCTTGAGGGACTTACAGAGGAGTGGACGGAGTTTGGTAGAGATGAGCAGGACGGCATACCCGGTTGGCAATATGTCAGTGATGATTTATCTTCCAATGGTTTTTCAGATAGTGAGGTAAATAGCATTACTTCGGGCAAGGCTAACTATAATCTGACTTGTAAGTTCCTTGCATTTATCGGGAAGAGAGATGCGAAGATTGCTACAAAGGGAGACCTGGCTAAAGCACTTACCTGGGTCATTGACGGAAAAATAAGTGATGCCGTTCTTAACGACATTATGAAATACATCAAGTGAGGTAATTGAAATGGCTACTTATAATGGTAAAGAGGGTCGTTGGGTAACATCTAACGGAAGACATATCTTTATCTCTGATGACCCCACGGAAAAGCAAGAGCAGGAGATTAAGGCTCAAGAGGAACAAACCAAAAAGTTGACAGACGAGAAGAAAGCCGAGCAGATTGTCAAGAAAGACAAACTTGATGACAAGGAAACCGCTGACCTTATTAAGTGGTGGAACAAGCAACACGATGAAGACGGAGAGGATAATGTATATCCATCTGACTTGTTGCAAGAAATCAACGAAGAGTGGGGATATGGTAAAGGCATTGAGGTAAACACAAAGAATGTACCCATTAACTTTGTGTATAATGTCCCGGAACAAGATGAAGACGGAGAGGGCACCTATTGGGGTTGGACATTTGACCATAATCTTTCAGAAAAAGATTATAAGCAGGCGTTCAGATTTATTCGTGCCTATGCAGACAAGGGAGAAATCTATGTTGACCTTGCTAAAAAGGTTAAAGCACCCTGGGAGCACGGTTGATTATGGCTAACTTCAATAACAAAAACGGACATTGGATAACAACCAAGCAAGGTAAGCATATCTTCATTGCGGAAGATGATGTTGATAAGCAGGAAAGAGAAATTGCCGAGCGTAGACACCAGACACAGGTAGCCACGGCTGACCACAACTATGCCAACGCAATCTCAACACCGACCCTGGCTACAAATTTCAAGGATTACAGTAAGATTGGCACCCGTACTCAAGCCGTACAACAGTTTGAGCAAGATACGGGTGTTAAGGTTACATTCGACCCGGAAGACGATAATATCTGCACGAAGACCAATCTCTATATGGTTCTTAATACCGTTGCCGAAATGAAACAGAAATATCCGCAACAGTTAAGGTTCTTGAAGAGCGTTGGTTCTTTTAACGACCCCGGTAGCATCTTTGGTGTTGCTATGGCTCAAGCCAATATGAATAATGTTTATATCAATGCACCTGTATTCTCAAAGCATCAACCTCAATTACAGAAGATGTATGCACAATCCGTTTCTGGTAGTAACAATTATCACCCTAAAGGCACTACGGCAAAAGACATACTTACACACGAATTGGGGCACATTATGTTCTTTGAACATATAGGACGAATGAACAGAAGACTTACAAAGCACGATTTGTCAGATATGCTTGAGGTCACGATGTGGTCATCAGGTAAGGGCAAGGCAAGTGGTACAACTTCTAAGTACATTGAGAATGAGATAAATCAAGCACTTACGAAAGCACTTGGTAGCACCCCACAACACGGAGTTCTCGGATATGCCAACCCGAAATTCAAGCACCCGACTGCAATTTCCGGGTACGCTGCTACAAGTCATCACGAACTTATGGCGGAGGCGGTTGCCGACTATGTTGCCAATGGGGATAAGGCAAGTCCTTTATCACAAGAATTGGTAAAGATATTGCATATGTAAAGGAGAGCAGATATGGCAGAGAAAGTAACACAAGAAATGATTGATAAGTTGCTTGCCAAGCCGATAGATGAGAGCAAGTATTACATTCCCAAGATGTATGAAGATACCGAGGATAAGGAGAAAAAGAAGTAATGCCTGTTCATAAGGTTGGTAAAGACTGTTATCAATGGGGAAACCAAAAGGTATATTGCGGTAAGGGTGCAAGGAAAAAATCCGAGCAACAAGGTGCCGCTATCCGTAAGAGCGGATATAAAGAGAAGAGGAGATAAACAATATGGCTGAATTTAATGGTAAGCAAGGTCGTTGGGTCACAGTTGAGGGCAGACATCTTTTTATTGAAAACGGCAAAGACTTAAAGGACGCTATTAAGAGTGCAGAGAATAAGAAGTCTTCAAAAGAGCAGTCGCATCTTGACGAAATTGATGACCGTTATGCTTTTTACGAGCATTGGTATAACAAAGTTGGCGGTAAGATGACAATGAAGACACCCAAAGACGGTAAGTTTTCCGCCTGGGTTGAGAATTACGATACAAAAACATTACCATTAGAGGTTGACGGACACAAGATACTCCCTGTTGGTGAGGATTTTTCTCCAATTACTGGTCAACATATGCCCGCAAGCGAACCCCGTGCGTTTGTTGCAAAGATTGACGGTAAGTGGCAAGGCTTTAAGGCATCTGGTAATGAGCAATATTGGGGTTATGAGGCTTATCAGAAAGCCGTAGACGCAATCAAGAAGTCTTCAGGTAAGCAAGAAGACCTTGTTGACAAGCAAGAGAAAGACATTGCCAAGCACGAACAGATGAAAAAAGAACTTAACGCTGAGAAGAAAGTCAACGATTATGAAACACGCAAGCAAGAGTTGGTTGACAAATATAAGGGTGAGTTCACGAAGTATCTTAAGCAGAATAATGGTAAGTTGCCGAGAAAGATAAATATGGGCACTAACATTGCTGACAGAGATGCAATCCTTACCGCTCTTAACGATACATACAAGTTAAGTGATGCAGAAGATAAAGTTTGGGATAAGATACAGTTCCAAAATAAGAATGGAGAACCCTACATTTGGTTGCCAGGAAAGTCACCGATAAGTACATTGGGTCTTTCTAATAAGGCAATATCAGGACTCCGTAAATGGTTGAGTGTTTGGGGTGCAGAACACCTCGATTAAGGAATTTTAGATGATTATTGCGGAGGAGTTTAGATGTTTTCCTCATTTTGGGCAAAGATAAAGGAGTTTTTTGCAAGAATGTTTGGGTTAAATCATAAAATCGAAGAAACCTTGCACGTCACCCCGGCGGTGAGCGACCAGATGACAGAGGCCATAGATTTATGGACGGATATGTATATGGACAATGCACCGTGGTTACACGAACCCGATGCAGAGGACAAGACAAGGGTAGTTTCATTGGGACTACCTGCTTTCATTTCGGGTGAAAAGGCTCGTATGGCGGTACTTGAGTTGAAGTCAGAGATTACCGCACCCACTAAAACAGAGAGAAAGACCAATCCTAACTACTTTCCTCCGATAAGTGACGCTTTTGGAAATATCCGGGCAAGCGGCGAGGCACCTACAATCGTTGAAGAAAAAGTCCAGGGTGATACCCGTAGGGCAACATATCTTAATGAGCAATATCATAAGAAGTTGCTTTCAAAGATACGCACTCAATTAGAGTACGGCACCGCAAAGGGAAGTCTTATTATCAAGCCTTATGTTGTCCGTTCTAAGGTTACGGGCGTTGCGGGAATTGCCACAGACAAGCAAGACGGCAAGCAGAAAGAAAAGAACGAAAAGGAACAATACCAATATAAAATGGAGTATGACTTCATTCAGGCGGATTGTTTTTATCCGTTCTCTTTTGACGGCTCTGGTAATCTCACAGATGTTGCTTTCATTCAGACAATCACAAGAGGTGATAAGATTTATACACGCCTTGAGCGTCATAAATTAAATGTCAATGACGTAATGATTGAAAACTATGCTTTTGAGAGTACCAATAGCAACAACCAAGAGGCATATAGCGGTATTGGTGGGATTACTCTCGGCTCTGAAATCAAACTTACAGATGTGCCCGAATGGAAAGACATACCACCTAAAGCAACCATTAAGAATGTTGACAGACTTTTGTTTGGTTACTTTAAGATGCCCGATGCAAATATCATTGATACCCATTCTCCTTTAGGAATGAGTTGTTTTGGTAAGGCCGCAAACCTTATTAAAGATGCAGATATGCAATACTCAAGACTTCTTTGGGAGTTTGAGGGTGGTGAACTCGCAATAGACATTGACCGTGATGCTTTACAATTCTTAAATGGTGACCAAGGCGGCTCGGTGATGAGTCAGTTGCAGAACAGATTGTACCGCCCGGTCGACCTGGGTGAGTCCGACACCTACAAGCCATTCTCTCCCTCGCTGCGAGATATTTCACTGATTAACGGACTCAACAATATCCTTATGAGAATTGAAGATGTGTGTGCATTAAGCCGTGGCACGCTTTCAGATGTGGCCGCAGAGGCAAGGACGGCAACAGAGATTAAGATACTCAAGCAGAGAAGTTTCTCATCAAATAAGGAGATACAGAGTGCATTACAGACGGCATTGGAAGATGTCATCTATGCAATGAATGTGTATGTAACATTATATAATATCGTTGGTGACATTAAATATGACTCCAATGGTAATGTGGACACCTCGAAAATGGGTAGTTATGATGTTTCATTTGAGTGGGACGATAGTATTCTCATAGATGAAGAAACGGAGCTTGCAACAAGACTTTCTCTTATGGAAAAGGGTCTTGAGAGCAAGTTGGAACTTCGTATGTGGTACTTTGGTGAAACTGAAAAACAGGCACAAGAGGCACTTGATAAGATACAAGATGAGAATAGACAGGCTATTGAGCAGAATATGGTTATGTCTTCTCAACTCGGTAAGCAGGTGTCGGGTGGCGAAACTCCGGGTGAGGAGAGCAAACAAGACGAACAAGATAGTAAGCAAAAGAACGCTCAACAAGCACCTAATCAGAGTCAGTCAGTACCACAAATGCAAGGAAATAACAATCCCAATAATGGTACTCAAACACCCGTCACCCCTTGATTTATATAATCAATAGGATATAATGAACTTGTGGTAGTGTTGTTCTTCTGCCGTACCTCCGTACTCCGGGGGTTGTGCAAAAGAGTACGACCCCTCGGGGTACTTGTGAGGCAATATTAACCACGTAAGGGTAGTAGAATAGGTGTTTAATTCCCAATCAACCTAAACTGAGTTAGAGTGCAACGACCTTAAATGGTCGGTGTATATATTGTCACGCCCGAGACGCTTAAAACGGACACAATCAACGCAGACCGCAACTGCGACATTATAAGTAAAGCGGATATAAAAGATTGTTCTATTTAGGAGGAAACACAGAATGAACATCAAAGATTTGTTTGACAAGGCGGAAAACGGTATTTTGACCTATGACCAATTCGAGGCACTTGCCAAAGAGAACGGACTCAAGTTTGCAGACCTCTCTGACGGAAAGTATGTAAGTAAGTCAAAGTACGATAGTGACATTAAGGGACTTAATCAGCAGATTGAAACACTTAATGGACAAGTTGAAACCTTGAATGGCACAATTACCACCCGTGATGAAGACCTCGCCAACCTACAGAAACAGTTGGAACTTGCAGGTGAGGATAAGACCAAACTTGATGCACTCAACACACAGATGAGTGACTTACAGGCAAAGTACGATGCCGATACTAAGAGTTACGAGGAGAAACTTCATCATCAGTCCTATGAATTTGCGGTAAGGGAGTATGCAAACGGTTTACAGTTTACTTCAAAGGCCGCAAAGAGAGATTTTGTTAAGGCAATGACTGACAAAAATCTCACAATGGAGGGCGACAAACTTATCGGTGCAGATGACTTCAAGACGGCATACGAACAGGAAAACGATGACGCTTTCTATGTTGAGAAAGAACCCGAACCTGTCGTAGAACCCGAACCCGAAGTTGAACCCGAACCGAGTGAGCCTATTGCCCCCATTCCTACATTCGTAGCGTCCACTTCAGGAGCACCCCAGTCAGATGACACAGACTTTGACTTTGGCTTCGTAGGCGTGAGGGCACACGAATAAACCAAATAATAATAATTAAAGGAGAAAAGAAGTTATGGCACAGGCACTTAACTACGCAAAGCAGTATTCAAGAGCATTGTCACAGGCTTTCCCTTATGTTCTTAACTTCGGTGCTCTTTACAGAACACCTAACAACAGAACATATCGTTGGGTAAACGCAAAGACAATCGAAATTCCGTCTATCAAGACAACAGGTCGTGTTGATGCAGACAGAGATACAATCACAACTGCACAGAGAAATTACACGAACTCTTGGGAGACAAAGACTCTCACAAACGAGAGAAAGTGGTCAACACTTGTTCACCCTATGGACGTTGACCAGACCAATATGGTCACAACAATCGCTAACATTACCCGTGTAATGAATGAAGAGCAGAAGTTCCCTGAAATGGACGCTTACTGTGTTTCAAAGATTTACAACGATTGGGTTGCTCTTGGCAACACAGCAGATACAACAGTTCTTTCCGAGGCTAATGTTCTTTCCGTATTCGACAAGTTGATGCTCAATATGGATAACGCAAGAGTCCCGGTAACAGGTCGTATTCTCTATGTTACACACGAAGTAAAGACAATCCTCAAGAACGCAGAGAAGATTTCTCGTTACATCGAGGTTGACGGCGGTGAGAAGAGAATTAACCGTATCGTTTCAAGACTTGATGAGGTTGAGATTATCGGTGTACCCGCACCTCTTATGAGAACACTCTATGATTTCACAAACGGTTGGGCACCCGCAGACAACGCTCTCCAAATCAATATGTTCCTTGTTCACCCCATCGCAGTTCTCACACCTGTCTCCTACACATTCTCAAGACTTGATGAGCCTTCTGCTGGTTCCGAGGGTAAGTACATTTACTACGAGGAGTCTTTTGAAGATGTATTCGTACTTAACAACAAGGCTGGTGCAATTCAGTTCAACGCTACTTCTGGTAACGCTTTCTCTGCACCCGTTGTTAAGGCTCTCACAGAGGGTACGGTTTACGGTGTAAATGTATCTGACATTCAGAGCGGTGTTGCCGTAGGTAAGGACGCAATCACAGGTACTTCCAAGTGGCTCAATGGCTCTAACGCAATCACAGATGTTTGGGGTACAGGTAACTTCGTAGCAATCACATTCGAGTCTGCAAACTGGGCACAGTACACATCTGTTAAGGTTGGTCTTCTCCCCACACAGGGTGCAGGTATGCAGGAACTCATCGGACATCTTGATGACCTTGACTCTGTATTCAAGATTACAGACAAGGGCGAGCAGGTTCTCCGTGTTGTTGCTACAAACGGCACAGACACAATCATCAAGGATTATCAGTTGGGCGAAATCATTACACTCGGCTACGGTTCTTGATAATCTTCTCGGAGGTACTATATGAGCGTACAGGCACAAAAGGGTAATAAAATCCTTCGCATTTCCGAAGACGCAATAGAGAGATACCTCGGTATGGGTTATAACATTATTGGTGCTGACGGGGCGGTCTTGAAAAAGGCTGTCCCGGCAGACAATAACCAACTCAAACTTGAGTATTCTCAGAACATCAAGGAAATCGAAAATCTTAAGACAGAGCTTGCAAGTCTTAAGACACAGAACTCGTTGCTCAAGCAGGAGAACATAAGACTTTCAAACGAGTTGGAAAAGGTACTTGATACAGAGGAAGAGCCTAAAAAGACTCGCAAGCGTAAGTCACAAAACACAGAAACAGAAGTAGAAACAGAGTAAATGAAGTGAGGTGACATCAATGGATATGACTCCGAGGTATTTAACATTTGCAGAATATCAGATGGTCGGAGGCACATTGAGTGAAGCCGAGTTCAATTACTATGCTTATGAGGCCGAAAGTTACATTGATTGGTACACTTTCAACCGACTTCATAATAATACGAATATACCCGATGCCGTTAAGCGTTGCGAAGTTTACTTAATTAAGTTTATTCAAGAACGCTTATCGGCTTTTGGTATTTCTGTGGATAACTCAGAGGTGTCATCTTCAGGAGATATTTTGAAGTCTATTATGAGTCAATCCAATGACGGAGTATCAGTCAGTTACAATTCTCTCGCTGCCCGTGATGCTACATCACTTTTGTCCCAGGAAATCGGACAGACAATTCAACGTTACCTGCAAGGCGTTACCAATGAGTTAGGACGAAAATTGCTTTATAGGGGGTTATATCCCGGTGAGTAATAACTATCCTACTTGGTGGAATACGACCGTTACCTTGTATAACAGATACGAGGATAGTAAAGGTGAGATAACTTGGTACAGAACGGTTCTTGAGGGGTGTTTTTGGGGATATGAAACCAACTATACCCGTGAAGAGAACGCAACGCAGATGACAAAAGTGTTGCTTTGCCGTGTTCGAGTAAGTGATAACTTTCTTGAGGATTATGTATGGCAAGCGTCAGACGCAAAAGCAACCCACTTCACCTTTAATGAGGGCGACATTCTTGTTAAGGGCGAAGTTTCCGATGCCATTGATGAGTATTCAAGCGGAACTAAGTCAACCGACTTGCTTAAGAAGTATAAAGCGAGATGTGCACAGATAACCGAGTGTAAAATAAATGTTGGCGGTGGTCGAAACGATGAACATTATCTTGTGAGGGGTTTATGAGCATTAAGATAGATGTCAATATCAATGAACATACCATTGGCGACAAGATATGGAACACGAATGTGTGGACTACCGGGTTAAATTGGGACATTGGACAGACCTTTGCAAAGATAGTTGACCCGTGGGTTCCCTACGACACAGGTAAATTGTCACAGGACATCTCCTACTACACCTCCGCAACATCAGGCGGGGTTGAAGTCGTTTATGAGTCAGAATATGCACAAAAGCAATATTATGGCGAGGAGTTTCATCATAAGACCGAGGTACACCCGTTAGCGACCGCAAAATGGGACCAGGTAGCAATGCAGACCAAGCGTGATGAGTTTGCGAAAGAGGTAGAGCGGATAATAAAGGAGAGATATAAGAATGGATAAAAATAAAGCCGTTGTTGACTATCTCCTTACTTGTCCGTATATAAAGAATAATCCTCTGTTTTATAACTTCGGTGAGGCCAAGTCGGACAATAAGCAAGTAGTAACCATTGCAAATGATGTGAGCGTAGATGAGCCGTACATTGACGGTAGCGTAAAGAGAAGATACACATTTACACTCATTGATTACCAGTCGGTAACATATAATGCGGTGGTAACCCGTACCATAAACAACGAGAGCACTTCTGTTTCCGAAAATCTTGATAACACCTTTAAGGTGCAACAAGTGGCAGATTGGGTAACGGAACAGTCAGAGGCACGCAATTATCCCAATTTTGGAAGTAATTGTGTGATAGACGATATGTTAGTGGTCACAGACCAACCTAATATGAACGGTGTTGATAGAGCCGTGACCCCCGCCCTTGCTAAATATAGTATTTCAATTAGAATAGACTATATAGATTACTCCAAAGCCATTTGGAAGTAAGAGAGGAGAAAGATTATGGCAATTAACAAGTTTAATCTTGCACAAGACCAAAGAGCGGCCAGAAAGACTTTGATTACCGTCATCGAGTGGGATAATCTCACAGGCGGTGATGTTTATGTTTGCACAGAGTCAAAGCCTCTTGATTGGAACACGAATTATACGTCATATTACACAGAGAGTAGCGGTACTTATACTCCCGTTCCGTCAGGCACAAATCCGCCTACCTGGGCAGCAAATACCTACTACAAGAAAGTGGACAGATGTATTCTGGGTAAGAGAACACCCGACTCAAGCATTGAGTATAATGTTGACTCAGAAGACACTACCGACATCTTGGGTATCAACTATCACGATATTAACAAGACTCAACCTCAACAGAGTTTTGACCCCCACCTTATCTTGGGCGGTGATAAGTTCTCCGAGTTCTTGAATGATATTCGTAAGAGAAATGCCCTTACAGAACTTTCACAGTTTACAGTTTATGTCATTACGGCATTTATCAGTGCAAGTGCAAACGAAACGACATACTACGAAACAGAGCGTCATTCGGCTTGTACGGTCCAGTATGACTCTATCGGTGGTGAAGACAATGTAAACTTCCCTTTCACGGTTTTCTACTCTAACGACATCACAAACGGTTTCGTTGATGCACTCGCAGACAACTTCAACTTTGTTAAGACATTACCATCACCTTAAGGAGATACATCTATGGCAGAAGAAATTAGAAATATCTCATTATCACAGAAGAAGTCCTTTAGCATTGACAATGACATCAACCGCATCATTCAACTTGACACATCTGACTTAAATATTGTGGTAAGACTTGAAGAAACTTACCCGGATTTATTGAAGCTCGCAGTTGAGGCTACAGACAGATTTGCCGGGATTAAAGAGTCTGACGAAGATACCGACCAGTCACCTCTTTCGGAATTTTCAGAAATCCTTAAGGACATTGATGCTCAAATGCGAGCAAAGATAGATTACATCTTTGACTCTAAGGTAGCGGATATTTGTGTTCCGACGGGTAATCTCTATTCATTGAATGGCGGAGAGTTTAAGTTTGAGCGTATCATTAGTGCCCTTTTAGGTTTATATGCCAATGATATTACAACAGACTTTAAGGCAATGCAGGATAGAGTCAAAAAGCATACCGCAAAGTACACAGGCAAAGGCAAGCGGAGAAGACAATGACATTATGTGGGGAGCGTGAAGAAACGAGATAATGTGTTGAGTCAGTAGCCGACACAAGCCACTAATTCATACTTAAGGGAAAGGTCAAGTAATGTACGAGATACCCACAACGATAGAGATAGACGGTAATGAGTTTCCTATTCGTTGTAAAGGGGACTATCGTATGGTGCTTGACTGTTTTTCTTGTCTGAATGATTTAGAGTTGACCGAACAAGAAAGAGTGTTTGGTGCATTGGAAATCTTCTATGAGGATTTTGATGATATTGAAGACTTCCGTGGAATGAGTGAAGACCTGATGAAATCACTCGTTATGGAAATGTATAAATTTATGGAGTGCAACGAAAACCCTATGCACTCTATGCCTTATAAGACGATTGATTGGGAAAAGGACGGACAGATTATCTTTTCTGCAGTCAACAAGGTTGCCCATACTGAAATCCGCTCTGTTAAATATCTACATTGGTGGACATTCATAGGGTATTTTTGCGAGGTAGGTGAAAGTGTCTTATCAGTAGTTGTTACTATCCGAAATAAAATAAAACAAAATAAGAAGTTGGAGAAGTACGAGAAAGAGTTTAAGGCTCGTAATCCTCACTATTTTATTTGGGATAGCAGAACAACGGAACAGAAACAAGATGAAGAAGACATCTTAAGTATGTGGAACCAAGATAAGGGGGTACCTAATGGCTGATGGTGATGTAACAATTTCAGTTACTTTAGATACAACTGACATAAAACAAAAAATTGATGAGTTGAAACACGACTTGCAAGAACTTGCGAATGAGGCAAATCAAGCGGGAATGACCGACCGTTTTACCGAGATAACAAATATCCTTACAACGGTTTCACAGCAACTTCAGCAACTCACTAACCAAATGCAGAACTTTGGTAGTAATAGTGTCAATACTCAGCAAGCAAATCAACAACTTGAGGCATATGCCAACCAGTTAGCGACCGTAAACGCACGATACCAGGCACACGGCAATAATGTGGTCAGATATGGAACACGCATTGTCGGTGCATTAAATAATATAAGAAGAACCGCCACAAGAGCATTTAACTTTGGCGGACTTACAACAGGTATTCGTAGAATAGCACAGGTTACTATTGGCGTTTACTCTATGTATTCTGCTCTCATTAAGTTCAAACAGGCTATTAAGACTGGTATAAATAATCTCGTTCAGTTCGAGAGTGAAACCAATGAAACCAATGCGGCAATGACAGAGTTTACAACCTCATTGCTTTATCTGAAAAATGCCTGGGGTGCGGCGTTTGCCCCAATACTCAATGTAGTTCTCCCGGTACTTTCAGAACTGGTAAATCGCATTGCAGAGGTTGGTAACGCCATTGCACGATTTGTCGGCACACTTACCGGGCAGGCACAGGTACTTAATGCGGTTCGTGTAAGTGCGGGTGACTATGCAAAGAAATTACAGGGTGTTGGCTCAAGTGCGAAGAAAGCATCTGACAGACTCGCCGCTTTTGATGACCTTAATGTATTAGGTAAAGATACCGATAGTGGCGGTGGCTCTGACACCCCCGACCCAAGCGAGATGTTTGAGTATGTTGATGCGGTAAATGACATTGCGGAAATGATTAAATCCGCAATCGGTAATGGGTTTGACTTTACCGAGGTAGGTGCCCAACTCGCAAACAACATTAAGTTGTCGCTTGAAGAGGTAAACTCACATTGGGGTGAAATTCAGGAAACCGCATATAACATTGGAACTGGATTAGCAACATTCCTTAATGGTCTGTTTGGCGATACGACTATGTTTAGCACGGCAGGAACAACCGTAGCCGAGGCATTAAACACGGTTGGACAGGCTATAAGAGGTTTCTTTGATAGTTATGATATGGGAACAATCGGAACATCTATTGCAGAGTTTTTCAGAGGACTCTTTACCGACTTTGATTGGCAAACGGCTGGTGCTAACTTTGGAGATACGATAAAACTTATCTTTACTGAAGCGGCGTCCTTCATCAAGAACTTTCCTACCGAAGAAATGGTTGACGGCATATTTGATTTCTTTGCCGGGATTGATTGGCCTGGCGTTGTAGCCTCAATCGTAGATTTCGCTGCGTCAAGTGTAAGTTTTGTTGGCGTTTTGCTTGAGGAGATAGGCAAAAATCTTGGGGAGATAGAACCCGATGACATCATAAACTTCTTTGAAGACATTGATTGGGAGGCGGTTGCACAAGGTATCGCTGATTTATTTGTTGGTGCGGTAACACTTATACTTGGTACGGCAAAGTTCATATCCAGTATGGTTATTGCACTTGGCACGGCACTTGGTGACGCTCTTTATGGGTTATCTAAAGATGCAGGCTATACAGATGAGGATATTCTTGAGCGACCGGGTGAGGCAATTATCGCTGGTCTTTTACACGGTATGGAAGTTGCATTAGAGGGAATAGGAACTTGGATAGAGAACAGTATTATTAACCCTATTGTTGATAACTTCTGTGAGATGTTAGGCATACACTCACCATCAACCGTTTTTGAGGCATTTGGCATTGACATCATTCAAGGTCTTCTTAACGGAATAAACTCATTGATAGAGGACGTAACGGCTATCTTTACAACTCTGCAAGAAACCATTGAGGGTATTTGGTCAGACATCATCTCAACGGCTATTACAAAATGGGTAGAACTTAAGACGAACATTACAAATAAGGTACAAGATATTAAAGATAAGGTAACTGAAAAGGTAACAGACCTTAAGGATAAGTTGTCAGAAACTTGGCAGAACATTAAGGATAATGCCTATGAGAAGTTTGTCCTTATGAGAGTTGCTATCGTTGAAGTCTTCCGGGTATTGGGAGAGGCCATTAAGACTCCGATAAATGCCGTCTTGTCCACAATGGAGAGTTGGATAAACAAGATTATTGACGGCATTAACTCACTCATTGGTGGTATGGGTAGCGTTGCGGATACGTTTGGTGACCTGGCAAGTGCTGTCGGACTGCCTACACTCCCGTCAATCTCCCTCTCCCACGTTTCATTACCCCGGCTTGCACAAGGTGCCGTCATTCCTCCGAACAAGGAATTTATGGCGGTTCTTGGTGACCAGTCAAGCGGAACTAACATTGAGGCACCGCTCGATACAATCAAGCAAGCCGTACAAGAGGTTGTTGGTAGCGGAGATGCAGAGATTATCGCCTTGTTACAACAACTTATTGCCGTTGTTGAGAGCAAGAACTTGTCAATCGGTGATAAAGAAATAGGCAGAGCAAACGCAAGATACACCAATCAGCAGAATAGAATTAGAGGAGTTGGTTTCTAATGTATATTCCTGAACACGCAAGTGCATATAAGGCCGCCATAAGAAAAGCGAGCAGACCATATAATACCGTCTATGGTACTATCACATTTCCCGATAGTACCACTATGGCGGTTGATAGTTCTAATATGCCGACAAACTCAATTACCATTAGTAAACAATGCGTTGATGGTAATGAGTTGATGTTTGGCGGTGTATTTATGAGTACGCTTAAATTATCTGTTCTTACCGATATGAGCAGATATGCGTTTTATAATGCCAAAGTCGAACTTACATTCAAGATTAAAGTGGGTGAAGATGATGATGTACCCGTTTATTCAGAAGTGCCACTTGGTGTCTTTACAGTATCGGAGGCGGAAAGACCTACAAATATGGTAACGCTTACGGCTGACGATAATATGTCTATGCTTGATGTGGATATTGGTGGTGAGATTATTTCTGGCACGCCTTGGCAAGTATTCTCGTTTGTTTCTGCACAAACTGGTATGCAGTTGGCGTTTACTGAAAATGATTTGGCTGATTTCATTAACAATAATTACGCTATTTCTGTATCTGAGGCTGGTGGTATTCATACATACAGAGAAGTCGTTAAGGTTGTCTGTCAGATGTTGGGTTGTTTTGCTTACGCAGACAGACAAGGCAAACTCGCATTAAAGATGTTCTCCTCGGTTGCAGATGATACACTTACTACTGGTGATTGGTACTCTTGTGTACCCGCTGATTATCAGTGTAAGTATGTGGCACTTTCAATCACAAGTATGGCTGGCACTTGGTTAAAGACAGTTCAAGACCCTAACGAGGTCGGTAACATAATGAAAATCGAGGACGCTCCCGCTTGGGATTATGGTAGTGCAGAGGCACAGAATACCAAAGCACAAAACCTGTTTGATTTACTTACAGGCATAGATGAGTACACCCCTTGTGATTTAAGTATGCCGTCTGACCCGGCATTTGATTGTGGGGATAGATTACATCTTGTAACAAAGACGGAACCTGTCGACACGCTCATAATGTATATCGAGTGGAAGTTTCATCAAGGAATGGACATTACGAGTGAGGGCATAAACCCTTACACGGAAGGTAGTAGTGCATTAACAACCGAGAGTACGAGAATACTTAATCAGGCGGTAGAGAGAAGTAAGTTACAATTCCTTGCTTTTACCAATCCGCAAAGAAAAGTTCTTACGCCAAATAATAATGTTGAGATATGCAAAGCAGAGTTCACGCCTACGGCTGATACAAACGCTCTGTTCGTTGCCACGATATTAGTTGATGTTTCTGTTGATGATGATACGGAAAGCGAAACAGAGATAGTGGAAGTGCCTATAGAGGTCACAGACCAACAAGGGCAACCCGCTATTGTCACAGACTTGCAAGGCAATCCTCTCACGCTCAAAGGAAATGCTACGAACACATATACATATTATCGTGACGGCAAATGCCCTATCTCTATTTGGTACACATTCAACGGCATTAAAGTGCCGAGTGATGAAGAACCGTATGTGGCGATAGACAACATTGAAAAAGGCAAGCACATCATAACCGTAAGTTATCCTATAACTGGACTTACCGCATATCAGGCCGCAGATTGGCGTGTATATATGAAGTGCGGTAGTGGCACAGTTACTATTGAGGCGTTTACAACTAAAGCAACAATTCTTGGTCAAGAGATTATGGATAGCAACCGTATTAACGGTCCCATTGAAGGCTTTGGTGATACTTACCTTGAAGAACTTGGACACCTCGGAGTTGTTGAACTTACAGATGAGGGTGAAGTTACAATCAATGAGGCAATATTGTATAATATTAGTGATGATTTTGATTTGTTAGATATAGGCACTTTAGAGCCTATTACTTTGGTAGATACACCACAAATCTTTATGGAGAGTTTGAAGTTAAAGAGGCTTACTGAAAGCGGTAAGAGAAGAATTACCGAAGATGGTAAACGCAGAGTATCAGAATAAGGAGAGTAAGTTATGGCAGATGAACTTGATGAATATAGAATATCAGAGTTAGATACCGCACCATCACTCGGTGCCAATGACTTAATGGAAGTAGCGGTTGTTGATGGTGACGCAGAAAGTGGCTATCACTCATATAAATCTCCGTTATCCTTGTTGGGTGATTTCTTTAACACTATTCTGCAATATGTCACCTCATTAAAGACAGGCAATAAGACGGTTACTGGTGCTATAAATCAGACCATTTCAAACTTTGCCAATGATTATGACGCAACTGCTACTTATGATGTTGGTGATTGTGTTCTCTATGCTGGTGTTCTTTATAAGTGTACTACGGCAATAACAACGGCAGAGGCTTGGGACGCTACACACTGGACTGCGGTTAAAGCAGTAGATATGGGTGGTGGCGGAGCATTATCTGAATTGACAGATGTTGCAATTACAACACCGTCAAACGGACAAATCTTGCAATATGATAGTCAGACAGATACTTGGAAGAACGAAACCCTTACTGTGGTTGCAAGTTTTTCAGAATTAAGTGATGTTAGTTTAAGTACACTCTATAACAATGATGTGCCTGTATATAACTCAACGACACAGAAATGGGAAAACAGAACGGGTTATATCCCTTTCAAGGATATAAGCGGAACACTTTCAGCAGGAGAAACATCTATCACACTGTCAAGCGGCTACATCACAACCGCAAGTGTGGTAGACATATATGTTGATGATGGAACTAACACAGACCCAGGTATTCAACCCACTTCAAAGACAGTCGCTACGGGTTCGATTACACTTACTTTTTTGCCTCAATCGGTTAATATAACAGTAATGGCGAGAATATCTTGTGAAGTGATAAGCGTTGGCGGATTGCAATCGGCAGACTATACACCAACAACAAGTGAATATACGACAGGAGGCTAATAAACAATGGCAAAAGTTGATTTCGTGAGCAAACAGTATAACGAGTTCGGCGGATATTTTAGTGGTTTGGGTAGTTCACTTATTACTGTAAGTGGAAATACAGTTACGGTTGGTGGAAAGTTGGTTTTTTCTACGGCACAGTGGAATATCACCGCCTCTTGGAATGGAACACAGTTGTTTTCTATTGCCGTAAACTATCCTCACTCTTTAGAGGTATATTCTTCCGATACTTTGTTTTATCTTCAAGGTGTCGACCCGCAGGGTAGGCGTTATCTACTTATGTATGAGAAGATTGGAGATACCGTTCTTTACGGACAGTTAAATGGTGGTGCAGGAACGGGTATTTCAAGATATGCTATGACTTCTGTTACATTAACTGACGCCTCAAATAGTGGTAAAACCTATGTTCACGGCACAGTATTTAATTACGCAACCGATGTAGGCAAGATTGACTATGCTAAATCTTCTGCATTGTTCAATAACTCAATTAAGAAACTCACAGACACTAACTTTATGGCTTGCTCTACCGTAACGCAAGGTTCAGTTGTTACGATAGCGGGTGAAAACTACTATGCGGTAACAACAAAGGAATTGTTGCCGATAGACAGTAATTAAGGCGGTGACTAATATGGCATATTTCCACACTAATGTATTAGACAATGCAATAAAAGCCTTGCCGACAGTGGGCACGGCAAGCGGTAGCACGGCAAGTTTTGAAACTGACTTAACCGAAGATTTAATTGAGGTTGTTTGCGATATTCAGTATAGTCAGGCAAGCGGTACACCAAGTCCGTCAAACCCGTTGCCTATTACAGTTTATAATGCCCTTAATTTAAATCATAGCGGTGCAGATACGAGCAACCCGACTGTTTATAATATTCCGTTTGGTCAGAATGTTGCTAAAGGTACGTTGAATGTATCAACGGGTGTTTTGACTATTACCGACAAAGTTGTCGATATGGGTTCGTTATATTGGAGCTCATTTACATTTGGTAGTAATAGCGGTTTCCGTGCTAATCTTTCAGACGGCGAGGCTATTGGTGGGGCGAGCGGTATAGGTAATGCGGCTTGTTCTGTATTTCCTATTGTCAATAATGGTGCGTTAAGTGCGAGTGGTGCCGATATGATTATGGCGGTTGGTGCTTATTGGACTGTGGGTTGTAATGCCTATGTTCTTGACAGTGATTATACAACGGCAAGCGACTTCAAAACGGGAATGTCAGGCAATCAGATTGTTTATAAATTGGCACAACCACAAGTCATACAGTTATCTGCAACACAGATAACTGCATTACTAAACGAAAACAATATTTGGTGTGACACTAATGGTGATACGAAAGTTAAATTCTTACTGTCAGTAGGCAAGGCGGTGGCATAATGGAAGAATATGCAGTCGAAGAATTGATTTGTATTAAATGCCTTGCAAGATTTATAAATGTTAGACCGACAGAATTATGGTTAAAGGATTGTGAATGTAAATGTGGTTGTAAAGGTTATTTAATTAAGACGGGACAAGAATTACCCGAAGAATTGATTATTGAATACACAAAATAAGGTGGTGAATGTATGACTATTGAAAAAGCGATTGAAATATTAGGTGAATTGAGGCGGAATAAAAAAACGGATAAATACACTGATGAAGAAATTAGGCTTGCATTGGAAATTGCCATTTGTAATATGCAAGCAAATTTAAGGGAGTGAATGTATGGATGAATTTGAAAAAGAAGCATTGAAATTTTTTGAGGACACTGTTTCTTATGGTGCAGAAAATCACGTTTGCATTTCAGTTGACAATACAATCATTGAGTATTTCAAGGTTGCTATAAATGCAATTCGGCAAAATTGAGGTGAATGTATGACAGAACTAATTGCAATTCTTATACCTTGCTTTATGATTATTTTTCAGATTGTCGGTATGACATTTTTGTATTTCATACCTAACAAGTCAATCATAAAA